CCAACAAAGCGGTTATTTTATTATGGAGTTATTGAATGTCTCAGATTCGTAAGGTTGCTAAGGTTCTCCGTCAGAATACCAAGGGTGCTGGCATCACTGTTGCCCAGATTGCCCGTCTGACTGGTGTACCTAAGGCCAGCGTTTCCAAGCGTGTGTATGACCTACGCACTCTTGAAGGCCATCGCATCTATAGCAACTACCGTACTGTTAACGGTAAGCGCAAGATGTTTTATCGTTTTGCTGCCTAATTTTTATTGACATGTCCAAAAAGGGATGCTATATATAAGCGTAGCATCCCTTTTTATTATGGAGTACCCGCATGGAATTATCAATCAAAGTTGAAGACCTGAGAAAGAACAAGCTGTTCATAGCAACGCCTATGTACGGTGGTGTTAATAACGGTCTTTACATGAAGGCTTGTCTAGACCTTCAAGCAATTTGTTTTCAATATGGAATTGAAAATAGATTCTCATTTCTGTTTAACGAATCCCTAATTACTCGCGCAAGAAATTATCTCGTAGATGAATTCTTGCGTTCTGGTTATACTCACTTACTCTTTCTCGATTCCGATATTCATTTCGAGCCGCAAGATATTCTTGCGATGATGGCCCTTGATAAGGACGTAATTGGTGCTCCTTATCCAAAGAAGGCAATTAACTGGAAAAATATAGTTGCTGCTCTAGCTAAAAATCCTGTAATCAATCCAGGAGAACTTGAGGGTCTTGTTGGCGATTATGTCTTTAATCCTGTTCCTGGTACAAAGTCATTTAATGTGAGAGAACCTCTTGAAGTTCTTGAACTTGGAACTGGTTACATGATGGTCAAGAGAGAAGTTTTTGATAAGTTTAGAGAAGCTTATCCTAAGCAGAACTATAAGCCCGATCATATTGGTCAAGCAAATTTTGATGGCACTCGTTACATTCACGCATACTTTGATACCGTTATGGATAATGGTTATACATATGATGATTTGTATTCTCTTGTCTTGAAAGCTTCAAATGGTGAAGATGTAAGTGGAGCCGCTAAGAAGTTTATGGAAGCAGAGAAGACGGCTTCTCATCGCTATCTCTCAGAAGATTATATGTTCTGTCAGTACTGGAGAAAGATGGGCGGTCAAATTTGGCTGTGCCCATGGATGAAAACTCAGCACGTTGGCACTTATGCCTTTACTGGAAACATGCAAGCAATCGCTAATCATACAGGAAATCTATAATGATCATTGGTGTAATTGGTTTTATCGGTAGCGGTAAAGGAACTGCGGCTGATATTCTAGTTGAGAAACACGGCTTCGTAAAGCTTTCATTTGCGGATGCTGTTAAGGACGCAACTGCTGCCATCTTCGGATGGCAGCGGTCTCTCCTCGAAGGTGATACGGATGAAAGCCGTAGTTTCCGCGAGACTAAGGACGAATGGTGGTCGACAAAGTTTGGCTATGATTTCTCTCCTCGCCTTGCTCTACAGCTAATGGGTACCGAAGCCGGTCGTGATGTATTTCATAAGGATGTTTGGGTATATGCGCTTGAGCGTAAGATGGAAATGTACAAGAATGTAGTTATCGCAGATGTTCGATTCCCAAATGAGATTGAATGGATGCGGTCAAAGGGCGGCTTCGCTGTTCGTGTTTGTCGTAATGCTGATCCTGTTTGGTATGATGAAGCAGTGAAAGCAAACGCAAATGATTCTATTGCTCAAGATAGAATGGTAGATCATTACAAAGTCCACTATTCCGAATGGGCATGGGCAGGTCAGATTATGGATTATCAGCTTGATAATAATGGAAGCATTTCCATGCTTGAAGCTGATATTGGTCACATGCTAAAAGTCTTTACAGGCCCACAAAAGCCTGCTATACTAGCAGCCTAAACTAAAAAACACTGGAGATTATATTATGAAGATTAGTGAAAACACCCTAAGTGTATTGAAGAACTTTTCTGCGATCAATTCCGGACTTGTCTTGCAGAAGGGAAATGTTCAGAAGACTATTTCCCCTGAGAAGTCCATTCTTGTTGAAGTCGAACTTGAAGACGCGATTCCATCTCAGTTCGGCATCTATGATCTAAATCAGTTCCTGGGTAATGTTTCTACTCTTGGAAATCCTGATCTAAGCTTTAGCGAAAACTCTGTAATGATGAATGATGGCGATATCGCTTTCAATTATTATTCTTGTTCGCCTAACCTTATCGTATCTCCTCCCGACAAGGAGTTGAAGCTTAAGCAGGTCGATGTTAGCTTCACTCTCACGAATGCCATTCTGACCAAGCTTCTTCGTTTGGCAGCTATGAACAATCTCACTCATCTTTCCGTTGTTGGTAAGAATGGTGAAATTCGTTTACAGACCCATGAGAAGGCAAACGACACTTCCAATTCAGCTTCGTTCAAGTTGAATGATTACAAGGGTGCTGACTTCATCGCATCGTTTAAGGTTGATAACATCAAGCTCGTTCCTGGTGACTATGATGTAGAGATGCAGCTTGGAGCATTTGCCAAGTTTACTTCTACAAGTGGCGTATTCAAGGACAAGATCAAGTATTTCATCGCATTGGAGACAAAGTAATATGGCTGGTATCGGACACAATAAGCCTTTCGTGAGTATCAATTCTCTTACCGAAACTCAGAAGACAGACTTGAAGAATGCTATTCGTGAAATGAACGATAGCATGACGCGCGTGGCTTCCGAGCGAGACTTCCAGAAGAGCGCGTTGGATGGCGCAGTTGATAAGACTGGTGTGGATAAGAAGATCATTCGCCGCATGGCAAAGGTCTACTACAAGTCCAACTATGCCGAAGAGCAGGAAGAGAACCGTCAGTTCGAAGAATTCTATGACGCCGTGATGAAGTGATGGATGATAGAAACAAATATGTTATTGAGGATTCACGGATAACATCTATAGATTTTCCGCCTAAATCTTCAGACTGGCAATGTCATTTGTTTGGTTCCAAAAGAGGTCTTGTCTACACTCCTTTTGAAGGACAAGAACCTAATTGGTTCCATCGTAAGATGCAAGAGTTGATCTTAGGTTTTAAATGGAAAAAGGTAAAGTAAATGGCAATCGATTTGTATGGTGATGTTTATGTTGACAATTGGGACTATGCCAGAAAGATAGTCACTCTTGGTTACAGTAAACCTTTTTATCGCATAAATTCATTTATTACACCAAACAGGGAATGCTCAATCTCATTCCATGAAGAAGAATTTAATTTTATACAGCCAAAATATAGTGAGATAGATTGTCCAGGACTATACGCGATATATGAAAAGACGATCAACGATATGTCTTGTCTATACACTGGAGGAAGTAATCATTCTATGAGACAACGAGTATATAGATTTGTGAAGGAACTTCATGGAGTTTCTAGACATGATGAAGATCATCCTGGAGCAAGAAAGGCTCGGCGTGCTGGTGTAAATCCTAATAATCTTTTGGTAAAGTTTTTTCCAAAAAGTGAATTTCCAAAAGTGGAAAATCTTGTTGTTGAGTATGAAACACTTGATGAAACAGTAGCAATAATGTTAAAGTCTAGGTTTAATACCAGAAAGAAAGCTTAATAATGACCAAAGATGTAATAGCACGAATGGACGAACTCATGAAGCCTATTGACAGGCAGATCATGATGTGCGATAATGTTGAAGACTTGCTAATGTTGGCTTCCAACATGATGGTTACCGCCAAGATGATCTATGTTCAGCAGCTTGGCGGTGAAGGTGCAAAACTCCTAATTCAAAAGATGGTGAATGAAATTGACGAACGAATCCTTCCTGTGGGTCGAGAAGTACCGCCCGAAGACTATTGCTGATTGTATTCTTCCTGATCGCCTGAAAAAGCCATTTCAGGAATATGTAGAGAAGCAAGAAATTCCAAATCTCATGTTGACTGGTTCTGCGGGTGTTGGTAAGACAACCGTAGCGAAAGCTATGTGTGATGAGATTGGTATCAATCATCTGTATATCAATGCCTCTGAAAATCGTGGTATTGATATGCTGCGAACTACCATTCGCGGTTATGCTTCCACTGTGTCTCTGACTGGTGGTAAAAAGGTAATTATCCTAGACGAAGCTGACTATATGACTCCAGATGCACAGGCAGCGATGCGTGGTGCTATCGAAGAGTTTTCTGCTAACTGTACATTCATCTTCACTTGTAACTTCAAGTCCAAGCTGATTGATGCTCTTCATTCTCGTTGTTCTGTCATTGACTTTGCTTTGAAGAATGATGAGAAGTCGAAGATGGCCATGCAGTTGATGAAGCGTATGGAAAACGTACTAACACTGGAAGGTATCACTTATGATAAGGCGGTTCTTGCGAAGATTATCGAAAAGTACTTCCCTGACTATCGCCGTACTCTTAATGAGCTACAGCGGTATAGTTCTTCTGGCTCTTTGGATGCAGGCATCGTTGCACAACTCTCAGATGTTCGTAAAATTTCCGAGCTGGTTAAGTTTCTAAAGGACAAGAACTTTGGTGATATGCGAAAGTGGTGTGTAGCCAATTCTGATATTGAGCCAGCACGTATCTATCGCAAGGTCTATGATAGTCTGTATGAGTATTTCAAGCCTGAGAGTATTCCACAAGCAGTTGTGATTATCTCAAAGTATCAATATCAGGCCGCGTTTGTTGCTGATCAAGAAATCAATCTAGTCGCTTGTTTGACCGAACTAATGGTGGACTGTGAATATGTCTAATTACAAACTGATATGCTCTAACAATATCGCAGCAATGAAATCAATGGAAGCAAATTCCATTGATGCTTGTATTACTGATCCTCCTTATGGTATGGAAATTGCTGGTGTTGGTTGGGATCATAATGTTCCTCCTGTTGATACTTGGAAAGAAATGAATAGGGTATTGAAGCCCGGCGCTTTTGTCTTGTCATTTTGTGCGCCTGAATTTTATCACCGCATGGCAGTTAATGTTGAAGATGCTGGCTTCCGTCCTCTTGACATGATTGTTTGGATGATCACGACTAAGATGGCAAAAGCTAATCGTCTTAAGCCTGCTCATGAACCAATCTTTGTAGCTCAGAAACCTATTGAGGGTTCTATTGAGAAGAACTTTGAGAAGTGGGGTTGCGGCAAGATTAATATTGATCGTGCGCGTATTCCTTGGGATGGTAAACCGCCAACTGGATGGATTAAGGGTGGATCAAAGCGTCGAGCATTTGGCAGTGATGTAGCTAAAGCTGCTGATCAAGCTGTGAAGGAAACAGAAGATGCTAATCCTACTGGACGTTATCCTTCAAATATCATCGGCCATTTTGATGACACTGAACACCAGAAATATTTCTACGCACCTAGAGTAACGAGAAAGGAACGCGGAGAATATAACGATCACCCGACTCCTAAGCCGATCTCTTTGATGCGATATCTTTGTCGTGTGTATGCGCCTGCTAATGGTCTTGTTATTGATCCATTTATGGGATCAGGGTCTACTGGCATCGCAGCAATACAGGAAGGACAGAAGTTTGTTGGTATTGATCTAGACAAACACTATGTTGATATCTCAGAACGCCGTATTCAGGATCATTGTTTTAATAAGGAAAATACTCTAGAAAAGCTATTCGAGTATGAATGAAGTTCGTTGACATATAAATAGAATTATGCTAACATACGAAGAATATAAACAGATCAAGCTAACTGAATCTTTCCTATCGAAACTCTTTGGTTCGATAGTAGAAAAGTTTAAGTCTTTGTTGGCGTCACTGAGTTTTGGAAAACAAGTATCCATGAAAATCGATATACCCGATAGCAATTTGAATGAAGATATAGATTTAAAATCACGATTGGGATATCTTTCGGAATTTGCCTGTGCTTCAACTCTCTCTAGCGTAATCAAAAATAAAGGTCTGCGCTTAACGAGTAGATCAAATCCTAAGAAGCTTAATGATGAATTTCTAGCTAAAAAGAAAATAGTCCAAAAACTCGGTGCTTCTCAATCTGAAATTGATAGAATGGTAACAGCAGGTTCTATTATAGCAAAACAAATCTTTGAGGATGTTATCGTTAAAGACGAAGACCTACTTTTACTTACTTTTGATATTAATCTCACAGGAGATTCTGGCAAAGGTGTTACCAAAGCAGATTTAATATTGACTGTCACAAAGGATTCAGAAAAAGTGGTTGTTGATAAGATTGTGGCTTCTTTGAAAGCATATAAGTCGGCATCTATCAATCTTTCAAATTCTACTTTCATTAGCTTAATTAAGACCTTGTTCTATGATGCCGATGCTGACATTTCAGGTAGTACGGAAAAGTTCATTCTCAAATTTGCCAAAGACTATGGTTCTGAAAAAGATTTGCGTCAACTTTATGATTATCAGAATATCATTGGAACTGAAATGAAAAAAGGCAAATCAAAAGAAGATGCCCGTAAGAAAGCTAAGAAAACACATGGAGATGTGATCGAAATAATTGCCAAAATCTTTCAGAAATATTATCCTAAACACAAGAAAGTGATGAATGAAAGAGTTCTGCGTATGTTAGGTTTCGATGGTGAGGATGATTTCTACGCTGCTATTGGTGAAGCGGGTAAACAGAAGATCATTTCTTCTCGCAAGAGTGAAGAATTACAAAGGATGATTTCACAACTGTCGAAGAATTTCACTCTCACAGTAAAGAGAAACGGCAAAACAAATAACGCGAATATTCTGTTCATAGCGCCTAATGGCGAAGTTATTACCAAAGCTAACATCACATTTGCTGATACTGGTGGACCTTCGGCACAAGGTAAGACTAATGCCTTTGTGGACTTCAAAAAATTCATCCTCAAGAGAGACTAATATGACTGACCTTTTCAAAGACATTATACCTTCCATTCATGTGACTAAGAAGGTAGTTATCACCACTGAAAACGAACGGGACTATGTCCCGTTCGTCGTTAACCGTTCCATATCCTTCCACCTGGATATGGTAATGGCAGCAAACCAGATGAATATGAACCCATCGACCGACAATCTCCTACAATATCACTATCTGCTAAATACTGTAAGAGCCTATAAAAGGCCTTTCCAGAAATGGCAAAAGCGTGATATTGTAGAGAATTTGGAAGCGGTGAAAGAATTTTATAACTATTCCAACGAGAAGGCTAAGGAAGCCTTGTCCTTATTGTCTGACACGCAGATACAAGAGATTAAGAAGTATTTAAATAAAGGTGGTTTGAATGTTAGACATAAACGAACTAGTGGAGGTAACGCTACCTAACCCAGATAATTTTTTAAAGGTTCGTGAGACGCTTTCGCGTATTGGAGTAGCCTCAAAGAAAGATAAAACGCTGTATCAGTCCTGTCACATACTACACAAGCAGGGTAGATATTACATCGTTCATTTTAAGCAATTATTTCTATTAGACGGGAAGCAGTCAGACTTCGTAGAAGATGACCGCGCCCGTCTTAATACTATTGCCAACCTACTGTCCGAGTGGGAACTGGTAAGTTTGGTAGATGAAAACAAAAGTGCAGTGCCTGTAGCCCCACTATCTCAAATCAAAATTATTTCTCATAAAGAAAAGATTGATTGGAATCTTGTGGCTAAATATAACATAGGTAAAAAGCGCAAGGAAGAATAGACTATGGCACAGTTCCGTAAAGATACTAATCAGTATTTAAACCAAGAAAAAACAATATTTGAAGTTGTTATGTTGGCTGATCAATATGGAAGTGTTATCGGTCCCGCTAATCCATCAGGCATGGCAGTTGATGCTTTTGGTAGAGCAAGAGTTTCACAGCCTATGACCCTGTTTGATTCGTTTCATCGATATCAGGATAATGGAAAAGTAGGTACTGCCAATTCTGCAGGCACGACTGTTACACATGACGCAAATTCTTCGTCTGTAGTATGTTCTGTAGGAACTGCAAATAACAATTATGTTTATCGTGAATCGAATCGCGTATTTGCTTATCAGCCAGGCAAATCATTACAAATCTTACAGACATTTGTTATGGCACCAGCACAGACTGGACTAAGACAAAGATATGGATATTTCGATACAGAGAATGGTGTGTTTTTAGAACAAGACGGACATAACATATATTTTGTTAGACGCTCAAAATCTAGCGGTACAGTCACAGAGACAAGAGTCGCGCAATCCAATTGGAACATAGACAGAGTTGATGGTTCAAATGTTCCTGGTAGTTCAGAAGGTAATCCTGCAGCAAATAAAAATCCATCTGGATATACTTTAGATTTGTCAAAATCTCAAATTCTATTTCATGATATTGAGTGGTTAGGCGTAGGTTCAGTAAGAGCAGGGTTTGTTATTGACGGTAAGTTCATACACTGTCATACATGGAATCACGCAAACATTCTTGATAACACATACATGACTACAGCATGTTTACCTATTCGCTGTGAAATACAAAATACAGCAGATACAGCAAACAACAGTAATCTTCGCATCATATGTACTTCTGTAATGTCCGAAGGTGGATACGAAATGCGTGGTAGACCAAAGACTATTGGTCAATTACCCAATACATCTTATACATTATCTACTGCTGGACGATTCTATCCTGTGGTTGCTATTAGATTGAAATCAGATAGAAAAGATGCTATAGTAGTTCCAAAGAATATTAGTGTCTTGGGACTTACAGGTAATGGAACAAGACTTGCTTATAGAGTTATAACAGGCGCAGAGATAACTGGCGGCACTTGGGTAGACGCAGGTAGTGATTCCGCTGTACAATATAATATAACAGGAACAGCACTTGCAAATGGAACATCACATATAAATGGTTATACATATGTGGCTCAGCAAGGCGGTTCTCCTGGCGAATTGAGCGACGGTCAATTCCAATTTCAATTAGAGAGAAATAATTTTACAGGAACAAATACAACATTTGTTTTAGCAGTTGCAGGATATGGAGCAGGAGATACTTGTGTCGGCTCTATTGATTGGCAAGAAATAACTTAATAACAACGGAGTATATCATGAATAGATTGAATGTATATAAGACAAATCCAAATATCGTATTGCCGAGATTTGGTACCAAGCAAGCTGCTTGTTTTGACATTTCATTTCAAGCGGAAGGCAAAGCAACATATAGTGGATACAATTCTTTTAATGCGCCATTCACAAGAGCTTTGACCAGTTCTGGCGCGATTCGTATTATGCCAGGTGATCGTATCCTTGTTCCTACTGGATTGATCTTCGATATTCCAGAGGGCTATTCAGTTCGTATTCATCCACGCTCAGGGCTATCTTATAAGCAGGGTCTTATTCTTGCTAATCTCGAGGCTGTAATCGATTCTGATTACATCCAAGAAACTTTTATTCTGCTCACTAATCGTTCCGAAGTGGATCAGACGATAAATAATGGTGATAGAATTGCACAGGCCGAACTTGTAAAGAAGGAAGAATATGTGCTTTGGGAAATTATGGAAGCGCCAACGCAAAAGACTGATCGAATCGGTGGTCTTGGCTCAACTGGCGTTGCTGTATTTGTACCAGATGAGATAAAAACTGAACCAGTTGTTCTTAACGAAGAAGTTCAACCAGAAGTCAAGCGCGGTAGAGGAAGACCAAGAAAGGTAGCATAGTGCCAGGAGCCCATAGAGATACAGACAAAAGATTTTGCGGTGCCAAAACAAATGTAACAGGACAAGATAAGGTTCTTGTTAACGGATTGTTATGGGCTGTTGAAGGCGATAAAAACGATCATTGTAATCAAGGTGCTTTATCTGCTGTATATGGATCAAAGTGTGTTGAGATATCTGGAAAAAAGATCATATGTGCGATGGGAGATGCTGCCGCTGGGGATCTTGAGGATTGTATTTATGAACATCCGGCAGGATCTACTAATCCACTAGGACACTCATACCAGGTTCTTGTCTATGGTGGAGCAGCTGGTGGTGGTAAATGAATTGGAACTTCAATGAGACCGTAAGATCAGGTAATACTACAGCAAGAGTAAAGAACTTTTATCCTGATACTGGCTTAGTAGTTCTTTATGATATATACGGTCCTGTATTTGAAGTGGGCGATGTTATTATCGGTGATGAATCAGGAACAGAATTGACTGTTTCTGAGTTTAATATTTCTTACGATTACGATATGTATTATGAACCTACATATTGGGAAGTGATATTACCGATTGTTATATATGATGGAAATGGAAAAATCGTGGCAGAAGACTATCACTTCACTGGTCTACCTAGCCAAGATTATCAAACAACACATTTGGTGGTAGAAGATTAATGGCAGTACCTTTATCTAATTTAGGCGCGACATGGATAACATCATCCGTATCTGTAAACAACGCCATAAGAATGAGTGTCAACGATGTTAACTCATCCGCAAATTCTACTCTTTTAAACTTCGAAGTAAATTCAAATTCAAAGTTTGTAGTATACAAATCAGGTGATCTTCGTGTTGGTAATACAGCCACAAGAAATCCTGCTGCTGTTATTGAAGCATGGTCAAAGAATCAGGGTATTCTTTTTCCTCGTCTAACAACTCTCGAAAGAGAAAGTGTTCCTAATCCACCAGACGGTCTTGTTATCTATAATGAAGAGACAGACTTTCTACAAATTCGTCGCGCAGGTGTTTGGGTAAACGTTGGTGATGTTGGTCTACCTGGTGCTCTTCCATCAATCGCAAAAACGATATATGTTGCTACATCAGGTAGTGACACAGCAAATGATGGTTCAAGTGAATATGCTCCTTTCCAAACTATAGAAAAAGCCGTTGAAGTTGCTACGCTAAGAAATGAACTAACAATCATTAAAGTGGGACCTGGCATCTATGAAACACATGGGCATATAGACCTTCCTGACAATTGTATTCTTCAAGGCGTTCATAGAGCAGTATTTATTCGTCCTAAAGCTGGATCCGAAGTAAAAAATGTATTCCGTATGGGATCAGGTTGTTTCATCGAAGGGTTCATTATTGAAAACTTTAGACTTGATAGTCTGACAAATCCAACAGAAGGATTTGCTTTTAGTTTTAGACCTGGTGCAGTCATCACGCGCGTACCGTACGCGCACAAGTGTGCTGTTCGTAGCGCACAACCTGAAGGGTTTACTGGCGGCACTTTAGATCCATTATCGAATCCTCCTAATCCAGGATTTCCATTAGGCGCAGGCGTTTGTCTTGCTGACGGTATGGTCTGTTCTCAATATTCAATCTTCCCTAACATCATGACATGGGGTGCTACTCCCGTTTCTTACAACGGTATTGGCTACTGTGCGAAGAACGGTGGTCTGATCAACGCTGTTAACGCTATCTCTATGTGGGCACACAAACACTTCTTGGCCATGAGTGGCGGACAAATTATTCTCAGTTCATGTTCTACACAGTTTGGCGACTATTCATTAGTTGCTGATGGATCAAGAAGAATTGGTATTCCTTATGATACTGTTGTAGATGTCACATCAAACACTACAGCCGCAAATCTAATTTCTACAAATAGAACAACAATCGTAGATGGATTGTGGAGCAATTTGGTTTCCCAAGGATATATTACTGGTAGTTGGACTTTACCTGACGATGAAAATTACACACGATTTGATTCCGATGTGTGGCTTCGCTCAGTAGAATATATGATAAAAGGCGGCTCTACTGATATGATCGACAGATTCCAATCTGTTCTATTTGATGCCACTGGTAATTTAGTATTTACTGCCGATAAAACAGCAGCCTTCAATCATAGTTATAATTTTATGAGAGATGAACTTAATAAACTCCCACTAAATACTAATGCTAGACAGGCTATAAATACAGCAACAGCAAGTGTTCAATCAACTATATTGAGTCCTGTAACTAGAGTTGAACCAAGTAGAATTGAAGCTATTGGTCATACTTGGACTGCTACAATGATTGGTGTTTGGGCAATCAAGATTCCTCCTGCTGAGGCTAGATTGCCAATTCGAGATAGCATCCTAGAATCGAATGGTGCTATTGTTATTGCGACAGGACAAGATAGTGATGGTAATGCTATCTTTGCTGGTGATGTTTTAATTGATGCTAGATTTGGTATGGGCGGAAGAGGTTTTATTGCGCCAACTAAACGTGAAGCCATTCGTGCGGCTATTACATTCGGAGGATTTGGATGACAACAATAAAATGCAGACAACCATCTACAGGTAAACCTATAAGCGTTCAAAACAATAGTGTAGGTACAGAGTGGATTAACATAGCAGAAGCACCAGATTTTTCAGTTCCTGATCCTTCACGTTCAGCTTATCCGGGTAGTCGTGATCTTGCTGATGGAACAAGAGGTATTGCAGCAGGAGAATTATTCTTTCTTACTCCATTAGTTGCTAAGAATATTACAGCAGGAACAGATTGGATTGAAGTTAGATTTAGACCTGAAGGCGGAACTGCTAACAACGATGCTTTTGGAAGAATAACTGTGCCTGCGGGCGAATCTGTTGCTATACCTATCCAAGGACGTTCCCTTGTTAAAAGAAATGTATTAAATGCTAATGGTATCACCACTTTTACTACTAACGGTGATATTCTTTACGTTAGAGCAGGCAATACTGCTAGTTTTCAAGTGTGGGCATCAGCAAATGAACAAGCATCAGCAGAACATGTAGGTGTTATTCCGTGATTGAAAAGTTCTTATCAGGCCGCAGCTATCCTGCTGACGATGGTCTCTACATCATACCTTTGGCGTCTTTGGCAGATTTAGATCCTGCTGCTTATGTTGGTAAGCAGGTTCAAACTGACGATGGCATTCGTTGGCATAGTGATGGTATTATTTGGAGAAATAGTGGCGGCGCTCAAGGTATCCAAGGTATCCAGGGCATTCAAGGACTTCAAGGCGATCAAGGCATTCAAGGTGTTCAAGGCGATCTAGGTTTTCAAGGCATTCAAGGTCCACAAGGCACAACTGGTACTCAGGGTCTTCAAGGTACTCAGGGACTTCAAGGCGATTTAGGTATTCAGGGCACTCAGGGTACTCAAGGACTCCAAGGAATTCAGGGTCTACAAGGTATCCAGGGTGAAACCGGTACTCAAGGTCTACAAGGTATTCAAGGCGATTTAGGTATTCAGGGTCTACAAGGTATCCAAGGTGAAACTGGTACCCAAGGTATTCAAGGTATTCAAGGTGATTTAGGCATTCAGGGTATTCAAGGTATCCAAGGTGCCAATGGATTCCAGGGTATTCAAGGAACTCAAGGCCTACAAGGACTTCAAGGCGATTTAGGTATTCAAGGCATTCAGGGTATACAGGGTATACAGGGTGAAACTGGTACTCAAGGTATTCAGGGTATACAGGGTGAAACTGGTACTCAAGGTATTCAGGGCATCCAAGGCATTCAAGGTGTTAATGGTTTTCAAGGCATTCAAGGTACTCAAGGCACTCAAGGCATTCAGGGCGATTTGGGTATTCAAGGCATCCAAGGCATTCAGGGTGATTTAGGTATTCAGGGCACTCAAGGTATTCAAGGACTTCAAGGACTTCAAGGACTTCAAGGTACTCAAGGACTTCAAGGCGCTAATGGTATTCAAGGCATTCAAGGCATTCAAGGCGCTAACGGATTCCAAGGCATACAAGGTACACAGGGACTTCAAGGAAGACAAGGTATCCAAGGCGCTAACGGATTCCAAGGTATTCAAGGCACTCAAGGCGCTAATGGTATACAGGGCATTCAAGGTACTCAAGGTACACAGGGTATTCAAGGACTTCAAGGCGCAAATGGTTTCCAAGGTATTCAGGGAACTCAAGGTATTCAGGGAACTCAAGGTATTCAGGGTGCTAATGGTATTCAAGGCATCCAAGGTACTCAGGGTGCCAATGGATTCCAAGGTATTCAGGGAACTCAAGGTATACAGGGAACTCAAGGTATTCAGGGCGCTAATGGTTTCCAAGGCATACAAGGCACTCAAGGTATACAAGGCACTCAAGGGGCTAATGGTATTCAGGGTATTCAAGGCACTCAAGGAATTCAGGGCGCGAATGGTATACAGGGTATACAGGGAACTCAGGGTGCAAATGGATTCCAAGGCATACAAGGTATTCAAGGCATACAAGGCATCCAAGGTGCTAATGGATTCCAAGGCATACAAGGTACACAGGGTATTCAGGGTCGTCAAGGCACTCAAGGTATTCAAGGCACACAAGGCGCAAATGGATTCCAGGGACTTCAAGGAACTCAGGGTCTACAAGGAGCAAATGGATTCCAAGGCATTCAAGGCGCAAATGGATTCCAGGGTATTCAAGGCACTCAAGGTGCTAACGGTATTCAGGGTATCCAAGGCGCCAATGGATTCCAAGGCATTCAGGGTACTCAGGGATTTCAAGGCACACAGGGTACCCAAGGTGCAAACGGATTCCAAGGCATTCAAGGCACTCAAGGTATTCAAGGTGCTAACGGATTCCAAGGTATTCAAGGTGTACAAGGACTTCAAGGTACTCAAGGTATTCAAGGCATTCAAGGCGCTAACGGATTCCAAGGCATACAAGGCACTCAAGGTATACAGGGTCGTCAAGGTACTCAAGGTATTCAAGGCATTCAAGGCGCTAACGGATTCCAAGGCATACAAGGCACTCAAGGTATACAGGGTCGTCAAGGCATTCAAGGCATTCAAGGCGCTAATGGATTTCAAGGCATCCAAGGAACTCAGGGTATCCAAGGAGCAAATGGTATACAAGGTATCCAAGGTGCTAATGGATTCCAAGGCATTCAAGGTACTCAGGGCGCAAATGGCATTCAAGGTATTCAAGGTGCTAACGGATTCCAAGGTATTCAAGGTACTAGAGGCTCTCAGGGTATACAAGGCATTCAAGGTGCTGATGGTCTTCAAGGACCAAAGGGTGAGGCAATAGACGGTGTAAATGGTGTACAGGGCGCCCAAGGTATACAAGGTATACAAGGTCTTCAAGGCGCTAACGGATTCCAAGGTATTCAAGGCACACAAGGCGCAAATGGCACTCAAGGTATTCAAGGTGCTAACGGATTCCAAGGTATTCAAGGCACACAGGGACTTCAAGGAAGACAAGGTATTCAAGGCGCTAATGGGTTTCAAGGCATTCAAGGAGCCAATGGTTTTCAGGGTATCCAAGGTGTACAAGGACTTCAAGGTCGTCAAGGTACTCAAGGCGCTAACGGATTCCAAGGTATTCAAGGCACTCAAGGTGCTAATGGCATTCAAGGTACACAAGGTCTTCAAGGCGCAAATGGATTCCAGGGTATTCAAGGAACTCAAGGCGCTAACGGATTCCAAGGTATTCAAGGTACTCAAGGTGCTAACGGATTCCAAGGTATTCAAGGCACTCAAGGTGCTAATGGCATTCAAGGTACACAAGGTCTTCAAGGCGCAAATGGATTCCAGGGTATTCAAGGTGTACAAGGACTTCAAGGTCGTCAAGGCATCCAAGGCTCAAATGGATTCCAAGGTATTCAAGGTACACAAGGTCTTCAAGGCGCAAATGGATTCCAGGGTATTCAAGGTGTACAAGGACTTCAAGGTCGTCAAGGCATCCAAGGAACTCAAGGAGCTAATGGCACTCAAGGTATTCAAGGTGCTAACGGATTCCAGGGCATTCAAGGTGTACAAGGACTTCAAGGTCGTCAAGGCATCCAAGGAGCTAACGGGTTCCAGGGTATCCAAGGTACTCAGGGTGCCAATGGTTTCCAAGGTATTCAGGGAACTCAAGGTGCTAACGGATTCCAAGGTATTCAAGGAACTCAAGGTATTCAAGGTCGTCAAGGCATTCAAGGTGCCAATGGATTCCAGGGTATTCAGGGAACAAGCAATCAAGGTATTCAAGGCATTCAAGGCATCCAAGGCTCAAATGGATTCCAAGGCACTCAAGGCATTCAAGGCGCTAACGGATTCCAAGGTATTCAAGGAACTCAAGGTATTCAAGGTCGTCAAGGCATTCAAGGTGCCAATGGATTCCAGGGACTTCAAGGCACTCAAGGCATTCAAGGAGCTAACGGGTTCCAAGGTATTCAGGGAACAAGCAATCAAGGTATTCAAGGTCGTCAAGGCATCCAAGGCGCTAACGGGTTCCAAGGTATTCAGGGAACAAGCAATCAAGGCATTCAAGGTATTCAGGGCATCCAGGGCGCTAATGGTATACAAGGTCTTCAAGGCGCTAACGGGTTCCAAGGTATTCAAGGAACTCAAGGTATTCAAGGTCGTCAAGGCATTCAAGGAGCTAACGGGTTCCAGGGTATTCAAGGAACAAGCAATCAAGGTATCCAAGGTATACAGGGTATTCAAGGCACTCTAGGTATACAAGGTCATCAAGGTATACAGGGTATACAGGGTCGTCAGGGCATTCAAGGTACTCAGAGTATTCAGGGTATCCAAGGACCATCTGGTACTTCTCAAGGCATTCAAGGCATTCAGGGCGCTAATGGCATTCAAGGCATTCAAGGCACTTTAGGTATACAAGGCCATCAAGGTATTCAAGGTATACAGGGTCGTCAAGGCACTCAAGGTATCCAAGGAACTCAAGGCGCTAATGGATTCCAGGGTATTCAGGGCACTCAAAGCACTCAGGGTATCCAAGGACCATCTGGCACTTCTCAAGGTATACAGGGTATACAGGGTCGTCAAGGTATTCAGGGCACTCAAGGCACTCTAGGTATACAAGGTCATCAGGGTATACAGGGTCGTCAAGGTATTCAGGGCACTCAAGGCATTCAAGGCATTCAAGGCACTCAAGGAACACAAGGACTACAAGGTCGTCAAGGTATTCAAGGCGCAAGTGTTCAAGGAGCATCCGGCACTTCTCAAGGTATACAGGGTATTCAAGGTATCCAAGGACTAAGTATTCAAGGTCCCGCTGGCACTTCTCAAGGTATACAGGGTATTCAAGGTATTCAAGGTCTAAGTATTCAAGGATCATCTGGCACTTCTCAAGGTATACAGGGTCTTCAAGGTATTCAGGGTATTCAAGGTCCTCAAAGCATTCAAGGTCTTCAGGGCGCATTTGGTACCCCTGGTTGGACTCCAATTATGACAGGCGGTGTTACACAAACCGGTCCATCAACATTTGTTAAAACTTCAGGTTTCGATAATGTATTTGATGGCCAAGTGTATTCTCAACAAGGTTATGCTAGAGGAGTTTATGTTACAGCATCAGCATCGCAAGCCGATTCTGATGTAATTTTTGGACTTAACTCTGATCCGGCCGCAGATGCTGGTTTCGCAAGTACAGACTATGCTTGGTACCTTCTTGGTGATGGACCAGGTACAGACTATCAATGTGAAATTCGTGAAAGTGGAGTATATGTTAGTGCTCATGGCAGCCATATTGGTTCAACTTTCACGATCACATACGATGGCGCAAATATTCGTTATTTTAAAGATGGTTCACTTATAAGAACTGTTGCTAGAGCAATAGGTAGTGCGTTATATCTTGATAGCTCTTTCAGCAATGTAGGAGGCGGTCTTACCTCTCTTAACTTTGGTCCAATGGGCGAGGTTGGCGGGGCAACAACTATTACAGCAACAAACGATACAACTACAACAACGCTTTATCCAGTTATGGTTGGTGCTGCGGGTAGTTCTGAGGTTCCTAAAGTTACAACAACAAAACTAAGTTTCAATGCTGCGACAGGATATGCGTATTCTAATTCATTCAATTGTGGAGACTGGTTCCGTTCAACCGGTGATACTGGTTGGTTTAGCTCAACTCACGGCGGCGGCATCTATATGAATAATAGTAGTCAAGTCAAAGTTTATAATAATAAAACGTTCTGGGCTGGTGCTTTTGGTGCTAGTACAGCAGGATCAAATGATTCTTCCGGACAAATTATGATAGAAAATGGTGGCGGTACCGGCGAAGCTGCCGCAGCCGTTCTCGCTTTTCATTGTTCTGGTCAATATGGCGCGAAACTACATCTTCGTCCTGATGGATATATGGGTATGGGTGGTTGGTCGGCATCTTCATGGAGATGGTATGTATATCTAGCAACTGGTGATATGACAGCGGCAGGTAATATTACTGCGTATTCGGATATTCGTCTCAAAGAAAATATTACACCGCTTGAGAATTCTCTATATAAAATTAAGAAGCTCAACGGCGTTCGATTCACGTGGAAAGACCTTCCAGATATAGTGGGTTCACCTGGAAAAGCAGACTTTGGTATACTCGCGCATGAAGTAGCATATGTTGCTCCTGAACTTATAAGTGATAGCGTACATATATCTCCTGATGGAGATCCATATAAAACAGTTGCTTATGATAAACTTGTGCCCCTGCTTATTGAAGCTATTAAAGAAATGTCAAATAAGATTGATGATCTTCAAGAACAAATAGAAGAACTTAGAAATAAATAACAACTGTCAACGTTTTCATTGAGGAAAAAAATAAATGGCAACTTTTACTATTGAATTTTCTGTAGCAGATGAACATATGGATAGAATTAGAGCAGCTTTAAGAAAGCACTTTGGTCCTGCCTTTGAAACTATAACAGAAGAAGTAGCAAATCCGTTAACTGGCGAACTTGAGACGCGACAGATACCAACAACTAGGGAACTTACTCCTGAAGAGTTGCTTGCAAAAGTTCGCCAAATGTCTATCGATAATATTAAAACTATTGTAATGAATTATGAAGCAAATGAAGCAATTGCTATTGCTAGAGCTTCAGTTAATGCTGTTATTGTTGAATAGATTAAGCGTAAGTTGTAAATAAATGGTACTACCAACATCACCTAATGCAATTAGCCTCAATAATGTAAACACCGAGTTTGGTCGAGCAAGTCAAACTCCAATTGCTATGAGTGATATTTACCTAAGAACATTGTTTAGTGAATGGGTAAATCCTATTTCAATGTCAAGTGGTTGGGGTAAATCATGGCCTCCTGCTTATTCGACAGTATATACTACCGCCGGTCAATCAACTCTTGTCGTACCAGCAGGAACATTGTTGGTTGGTATAAAAGCATGGGGTGGCGGAGGTGGTTCAGGAGGCAGAGGTTCTGGTTCTTTAAATGTATCAGGGCCTGGCGGCGCTGGTGGTTTTGTGTGGGGCATATGTGATGCGGTTGCCGGCGAAACTCTGTCCTTTAATGTTGGTGGTAAAGGAATTCGCGGAGACGCTGCCGGTGTATCACCATTTGCTGGTGAAGGCGGATCCGGCGGAGGCGCTTCATGGGTAAGAAATAACTCGCGGGCTGGCCAACCCTATATTTGTATTATTGCCGGCGGTGGCGGCGGTGGCGGCACTGGATCTGCTTCTAACGATAGTGGTGGTCCTGGCGGTGGTGGTAGCTCAAACGGTGTGGCCGGTCAGAATGCAGGAGCAACCGGTTCTTCGGCTGGAGGTTCTGCGGCATCTGGAGGAACTGCTGGTGCTGGAGGTAGTGGTACTGGAGGTAGTGGTCAAAGCGGCACTGGCGGCACCGGCGGATTTTTGGCAGGTGGTATTGCCGCATATGCCAACAATACTGGTCCACTCGGCGGCGCAGGCGGCGGCGGTCGTGGCGGCCAGCGCGGCAATGAAGGCGGCGGCGGAGGTGGCGGCGGTTCCGGTTGGTACGGTGGAGGTGGCGGCGGTTGGTCTGCCAACCAAGGCGGTGGTGGCGGCGGTGGCGGCTCTAATTATTTTGCAGGCTCATATCTCCTATACAGTCTTTCGGGTCAGACGGGCACAGTAGGCCAGACATCTTATACCTATCCAAATTTTGGTGGTCCAGACTGGAATAATTATGGTATAGGTGGTTATGGAAAAAACACAGTAGGATCAGGTATAGATGGCTTTAATGGAGCCATTGCTTTTCAATTCTACACAACCTGATAAGTCATATCTATCATAATTAGCTTGCATCTATAAAGTGTTTGCTATATAATAGTGTGAATTTTTATAATGAAGGTATATTATGATCCACTTTGCGAAGTATGTTTTGAATAATGGCGGTATTGTCAAACCGCTTCTGTTAGATTCCTCACTTACAAATGGAACAGGTCTGTTTAATCCAAGCGTATATGTTGATGGCGATAAGATTTTAGTTAATGTTCGACACTGCCAATATACTCTATATCATTCCGAGCTAAATCGTTTTGAACATACTTGGGGTCCTCTAGTCTATCTCAATCCTGAAAATGATGTAAGTCTTACAACAACAAACTATCTCGGTGAGTTGAACGAAGACTTATCTTTTAAATACTGTCACAAAGTTGATACAAGCGCATTTGATATTAAACCTGTATGGGAATTTGTTGGATTAGAAGATGCTAGAATAGTTAGATGGAATGATAAGCTATATATTTCTGGTGTTAGAAGAGATGTGAAAACTAATGGTGAAGGTCGTATGGAACTTTCAGAGATAGAAATTTCTGAGAGTGGTGTCAAAGAGATTTCTCGATTCCGTATTCCTGCACCAAATGGTGATGGTTCTTACTGTGAAAAGAACTGGATGCCTATAACAGATATGCCGTATCATTATTTGAAGTGGTGTAATCCAGTAGAAATCGTTAAAGCAGATCCTGAAGATAGGAGTTGCGTGACAAGTTTCTTAGGAAACAAAATATTCTTTGATAGAGATCAACGCGGCGGCGGTCAAGTTATTCCATTTGAAGACGGATATCTAGCACTCATCCATGAAACAAATCTATATGTTAGTGCCCAAGGAAGAAAAGATGGAACATATCGTCATCGATTCATCTACTGGAGTAAGGACTGGGAACCAATACATAGATCGAAAGAGTTCTCGTTCATGGAAGCAAAGATAGAATTTGCCTGCGGGCTTGCTAAAAGAGATAATGATATCTTCATAACATTTGGCTTTCAAGATAATGTCGCATATGTATTAAAGACGGATGTGAATGTGATTAAGGAATTTATTTATGCTTGAGTCTTTGCTTATTGAATATATTATGGATACCGAAAACCCAATTCTTAACTACAAGATGGGTCTCGAATATGAAAAGATTGGACAGACTGCGGCTGCTGTATCGTATCTACTACGCGCGGCTGAAAGATCAAAAGACAATCTTCTATCATATGAATGTTTGTTGAGAGTTGGTAGATGTTTTGAAAAACAGAAAAACAGAAACTATACTGTTAAGTCTATGTATCGAAATGCTATCGATCTTTGCCCTGATAGACCAGAGGCATATTATCTTCTAGCAAGAAATTATAATTCCGAACAGAACTATGCTGACTCTTTTCTAATGTGTAGTATGGCACAACGCAACTGTAAAGAAAACTCATATTCAGATATAGGATCAGACTATCCTGGTAGATGGGGATTATATTATCACGAAGCAATCGCATCATGGTGGTATGGTAAAAATGAAAGGTCTAGAAGACTATTCAAAAGATTGAAAAGATTATATTGGAATGACATGGATAATTCTCATAGAGAAGAGGTTGATAATTATATGAGCACTATTGAATCTAAACTTGGCCCAGAACAAATCAAAACTGTAGATTGTTTCACATTCTATGCACCAACGATGAAAGAAATTCTTCGACTGAGACTTAATATACTAAAAGACCATGTTGATGAGTTTGTTATTTCCGAATGTAATAAGAGTCATAGTGGCGCGCCTATGGAATATCAACTTGAAAACGTTCTAAGAGAAATAGGATGTGATCATCTCAATATTAGAATTATTAAGGTGGATATTCCAGAAACAGAAAATCTTGTTATAGAAGATATCGATAGAGTTAATGCTTCCTACAACATCGATAACATCAATACTCTAAAAGCAAAGGTTAGAGAGCGTATGGGCATTGATTCTCTTGTTTCTGTACTGGACAGTTATAACGACGATACGGTCTTTATCATTAGTGATGCTGATGAGATTATTAAGCCACAAGCAATAGAATTCATGTCTTCTATTGTTAAGCAAAATCAAAATTGTATCATAAGAATTCCAATGGTATTGCTTGAAGGTAGAGCTGACTATCGTGTTTACAATAGAGATTCGAATACACCCGCTGAATGGACTGGCGCTGTTATCACAACAAGACAGCATTTGAGAAGAGCCACTCCAGCACAAATGAGAACCAATGTAAATAATCCTTTCCCTATAAACTATGTAACACAAAACGATCAAATGATACAGGACTTGGGATGGCATTTTAGTTCTATGGGCGGCAGAGATGTTGTCAAGCACAAGTATAAGACCTTTGTTCACTATGATGATACTTTTACCACATCATCGGTAAACGGTAAAGTTGCTTCCGTAAAGAAAATGGATTACATCGACAATGTTCTTATCGAAGAAGGATCGATGGGAGTCAGTGCTGAAAAAAATAGAATCCTCAAAAAGTATCCTATTGAAGATTTGCCTTCTATAATTTTTGAATTACCTACAGTTAAAGAGTTTTTATTTCCAACTTATGAGCCGACATCAAAAAATCAAACGAAACATAAGATTGAAAGAATATATCCAGAATATGATGCGAAGTATGGCGAATGGGGATGGATTTCACTCGACAAGGCCGGATGTTTAATCGACTATGTAGATGAAATTTGTAGAGATGTTGACAATCCTATCTGCGTTGAAATTGGAGTTTATGCGGGTAAGAGTATTTTGCCTGTTGCTTTGGAATTAAAGAGAAATTACAAAGGTCAAATCTATGCCATTGATCCTTGGACAAATGAAGAAGCGACCAAAGGATATGAGGGTCCGCACTATGAATATTGGAGTCAAATCAATCTACAAGAAAAATTTCAATTGTTTAAGACGGTAATTAAGGAATTTGAATTAGACGAATATGTTGTAACACTCAAAGAAACAAGTGATAATGCTCCTGAACTAAAGAATATTAACTTGCTACATATCGATGGTCAGCATACCGATCAAGCTCTACGCGATGCGAAAAAGTATGCTGTGAATGTTGAACTGAATGGATACTGTATTGTCGATGATGTTGATTGGGGTCAAGTTGAAAATGTACCTAAGTTCTTAGAAAAGATAGGATTCGTGCCTATTCATTCGGTAGGCTCTACGGCAATCTTTAAGAAACTTTGTTACAGAACAGATGTGGAAATTTAATTATGAAGACAGTACTATTTTATCATATCTATTTGGACGATCTGGGTCATTGGTCATCAATTGTTAATGAACAGTTTTCCTGTGCTGTAGATTCGGGTCTATTTGATGCTACAGATGAAATGTATATCACATGTGTCAGCAACAGTTATTGGAAAACAAAGTGGTTTAGTGTTCTAGCTAATTCTTATTTTAAGAAAGCGGTAATCGAGGAAGTACCAGATCCTTTTGTTTCAGATCAAGATATGTTGAACCACTATCCTGATTTTACAAAAAATCAAGGCAATCATGGCGGAAATAAAAATACTGAATCCTATACCCATAGTAAAATCTATAATATGGCTCAAAAAGAAGACATGAAGATTTTGTATTTTCATGCGCGTGGTATAACTTTCAGTTTGAGAGGACTGTATGAGGCAAGAGATAACAACAATGTTAAGTGGGCATATGATAATCAATATCAAAAGTCAACATATCTTTCTAGACAATTTTTAAATTGGGGAGCAATTGAAAATTGGAAAACATTACATAAAGCTCTTGATACATATGATGTAGCCAGTTTCAATTACCAAACATATCTTATACCACATTTTGCTGGTAATACTTGGTGGGCAAAATCAAGCTATCTGAGAACTCTCGGTGATCCTTCAAATCTAAATTGGTGGAACAGTTTTCTAGATAATTTAGGAGATGTTAGATCGATAATAGGATCTAACAGATATAGAGATGAATTCTGGATCAATTCAAATCCAGAGGCCAAGTTGTATAACTTTGTTGATATAAAAGAGAACGAGAATCCCCTTAAGAACATAGTTCATAGACCAGTGTATGAGAATAAGGCTCATCATCCTCTTCCAGAACCTGAAAAGCCTAAGCCCACTGAACAAGAATTAATGTTCAATGTGAACAAAGGCATGAACAAGAGAGCCTTTATAGTAGACAACTTCTATTCAGATCCTCTTGCTATTCGGGCTTTCGCGCAGCAGCAAGAATATGTCGAAGGTGGTTTTGGTCGTGGGTTTATAGGAAAAAGAACAGTTAAGCAGTTTCTTTTTCCTGAAGTCAAGAGATCATTCGAATCTATTTTAAATATGAAAATTACCAAGTGGGAAGACTATGGTATGAATGGTAGATTCCAACTCAATACCGCAGGAGAACCAGTAGTATATCACTGTGACTTCCAAAAATATGCTGCTATGATCTTTCTAACACCAGATGCTCCGCCATCGTGTGGAACATCTACTTTCATGCATAAAAAGAGTAGAGTTCATCATAACTCTAGTCCACGCATCAATGAAGTTTTCTATGGTAGCAACCACCTTGATGGAACTCCATTTGAAAGAGTTGATAAGTTCGGAAACATATTCAATAGATTGGTCATCTTTGACGGCGGATGCATCCATGCTGCCAGCGAATATTTTGGCATAACTATGGATGATGCTAGACTGTGGCATATGTTCTTCTTTGACGCAGAATAATTTTTTTAAACACTTGACTTGAGACATAGGATGTGATATAAATATGTATGTCTTCGCCTGAATGGGAAGACTTAAACAACTAACTTGCTAAACAGGAGTTAACACATGACTATCAATAAAATCCCCTTTTTCGATCCTATGTCTTTTTCTCTTCCGAAGCAGTTCAATACCACAATTGGATTTGAACCAATCTTGAAGAGACTTTCGGAAATGTCAGAAACCCTTCCTAAGATTCCTACTTATCCGCCTTACAATATCAGACAGACTGGTGAAAACACCTACGTTATTGAAATCGCTGTTGCTGGTTTTGGCAAGCAGGATCTGGAACTTGAGCTAGAAGATGGTAAGCTTACCGTCAAGGGCAATATTCATACAAATGACACCGACGACAATTATATCTTCAAGGGAATTGCAGAACGTGCTTTCACTCGCCAGTTCGCTCTGGCCGATACAATTGAAATTAAGAATGCTGATTTGATTAACGGTATGCTAAAGATTTGGCTTGAACGCTTCATTCCTGAAGATAAGAAGCCAAAGAAAATCAACATCGGCGAAAAGACTGAATCCAAGAAAGAACTTCTCAACGAGGATGGCAATACTGCCACCAAAGAGTATCTACAAGATAGATCGGAGAAGTAATGATAAGAACACTGAAGAAACTATTCACTCGCAAGAGTGAGCATGATCGTATGTATGATTATCTTTGTCAAGCTACCGATCAAGCTCACTTAGAATGGCTTCAGCGTGAATGGGACCGCAAGTCCTATAACGATAGGAGACATTGGTAATGGCTCCTTATACTAATGAAGAAGCTGATTGGCTATCTGGCCAATGACACTACATACTGAGGAGCAATAACGCTCCTCAGTTTTTATTATGGAGAAATGTATGAATAAGACTATGCTTACTCTTGCTGCTGTTCTGTTTGCTTTTGGTACCAGTTCAGTTTATGCTACCAGTGATGTTATCCGTATTGTAGGATCATCTACAGTTTATCCCTTCACAACCACTGTCGCAGAACAGTTCGCTAAGAAGAATGGTGTTTCAGCACCAATCGTTGAAGCAACTGGCACTGGTGGTGGTATCAAGATGTTCTGTGCTGGTAACGGTCCGGATACTCCTGATGCTGTGAATGCTTCTCGTAAGATGAAGGATGAAGAGAAGAAGATTTGTGCTGAGAATGGTGTAGAAAACATCACCGAAATGGCAATCGGTATTGATGCCATTGTAGTCGCAATGTCTAAGGATCATCCTGGCATCAACCTATCAACAAACGATATCTATCGCGCTCTTGCGAAGTATGTGGTTGTTGATGGTAAGTTTGTCGAAAATCCAGTAAAGACTTGGAATGAGGTTCGTTCTGATCTTCCTTCTGACAAGATTGAAGTTCTTGGCCCGCCGCCAACTTCAGGTACGCGCGACTCATTTGTAGAGTTGGTATTTGAGAAGGAATGCAAGGCTGACATTAAGAATAACAACTTGATCGTTTCAGAAGAAGATACAAAGGCATTCTGTCAATCAGTTCGTGAAGATGGCGCATACATCGAAGCGGGTGAGAATGATAATCTAATCGTTCAGAAGCTTCAATCGAATCCTGCTGCTCTCGGTATCTTTGGTTATTCATTCCTTGAAGAGAACCTAAACACTATTCAGGGCGCAACAATCAATGATGTTGCACCAGAATATGATGCTATCGCTGCTGGTAATTATCCAATCGCTCGTAAGCTCTATGTTTATTTCAAGGGATCACACTTTGAATCAAATCCAGACTTGAAGAAGTTTATGGATGAATATCAGAGCGACGAAGCTATTGGCGAAGAAGGATATTTGGCTGAGAAGGGTCTTATCCCGCTTAAGTAATACTTGACAATCTGGAGAGGATGATATATACTATCATCTTCTCCTTTCTTTATAGGTATATTATGAAACTCATTATTGAAAAGTCTGTGGTCGTTGTTACCCCTACAGTAGGTTCAGCAAAACTTGCTGATGCTGTTGAGAGCGTTGCGAATCAGACATATAAAAATCTCACACATCTTTTGGTTCTAGATGGAACTGAACATCTAGAACGTTTTAATAAAAATCTTGTGCACCAAGATAAGGATCATTGGAATCTTCAATTTATGTTTCTACCTTGGAACACTGGAGGGACTGGTGGCAAATTCTACGGGCATCGCATCTATGCTGGTGTTCCTCATTTTCTCAATGCTGATTATGTCTTTTTTCTTGATGAAGATAATTGGTATGAACCCGATCATGTGAGAACTCTTGTAGAGGTGCTTGATCGTGGTAACGATTTCGCATACTCATTCCGCAAAATATACTCCCCCGATAAGACATATATCGCAGACGATAACTGTGAAGCACTAGGCAAATGGCCAATCTATTTCTCTCACAATGATCCGCAGTATCTTGTTGATACATCTTCGTTTGCCTTCAATACAAAATTCCTACAGAAGACTTGTCATTTATGGCATTCTGGTTGGGGCGGTGATCGCAGATATCTTTACAGTGTATTAGCTCAGAATCCTAAGTGGGATACAAGTTATAAACACACTCTCTGTTATAGAACAGACGCAAATCCAAATTCTCCTGATGCTGATTTCTTCATCAAGGGCAACGAACAACAGCTTGAACATTATAATGGAGCATTACCATGGATTACAAATTAGTACTACCCGGCCAAGAAGTGATAGAATCAAACAGTCTTTCTCATTTAACATTAGAATACTTAAAAACGTATGCTTCAGGTGATATTTTTGTTGAAACTGGCACATATCTCGGTGATACTGTAAGACTTGCTCTTGAGCATGGTTTTAAGAAGATACATTCGATTGAGTTGAACAAGAAGCTTTATGATGATGCTGTAGAAATGTTTAAGGATGAACCAGCCGTGAAGATTTGGCTTGGCGATTCTGCCGAGATTCTTCCTGTTATCATTAATGAGATTGGAGATAACCGTGCTACTTTCTGGTTAGACGCTCACGCATCTGGACCTCTTGTTGGTGGCAAGAGCGGAGGTTCTCCTGTGGTAGATGAGTTAGCTATCATTAATGCTAGTGTTTGTAAAGAACACACTATCTTTATTGATGATAAGAGATTATTTGGTTCGGCCGAATGGTCTTATGTGAGTTTATCAAGTGCTATGGAAAATCTTTTAAAGATAAATCCAAAATATAGAATTGAATTTCTTGATGGACACATTCCTAATGATGTGATTTGCGCGAGAGTAGAATAATGGGTAAAGACTTAATTATTGGTGGCGCTTCTGGCTACACCTGGGATCAATTGAAGTACTGGGTCAATTCAATTCAGCTTTCTGGTTTTGCTGGTGATGTTGTTCTAGTCGCAACAAACATCACTAAAGAGACAATTGATAAGCTCACAAGCAAGGGTGTTATTCTTGAATTGTATGGCAATAAGGATGCTGAAGGCAACTTTACAGCACACACAAATGGTGCGCCTCATGTAGAACGCTTCTTCTATATCTGGAACTACATCAGACAAAATCTAGATTTATATGATTTCGTGATCACGACGGACACGCGCGATGTTGTGTTTCAGCAGAATCCCTCTGCTTGGCTTGATGAGATGATTTTCTCTGGTCGTGAAACTATTGTTGTAGCTTCTGAGGGAATGAAATATGAAGACGAGCCTTGGAGCAATAACAATTTATTAGAATCTTTCGGACCATATTTCCATAGCATATATAAGTCGAATCCAATTTTCAACGTTGGTACTATTGCGGGCGAAGCTGCGTACATTGCTGACTTACTATTTTTGATCTTCCAGTTGTCTATCAACAGACCTATTCCGATTGTTGATCAAGCTGTATTCAATATCATTCTTCAACAGAAGCCGTATAAGGATATTGTTAAGTTCTCATACAACTCTGATGGGTGGGCAATTCAGCTTGGCACAACAATTGAGGCGGTAAAGTCTGGCGCTGGTGATATTGGCATGAGCGTAGCACAGAATCCATCAAACATGATTCTATATCAAGCTAAGTATTTTGATGAGCAACCGCGACTAACTGCTGATGGTTATGTTGAGAACGAAAAAGGCAATAGATTTGTAATTGTTCACCAATATGATCGCACTAATTCTTGGAAAAATAAGATTATGGAGAAGTATAATGACTAAGACTGTATTGATTACTGGCGGCGCTGGCTTTATCGCACACCATGTTGTGGGACATTTATTGGATAATACAGACTGGAATATTATCACATTAGATAGACTTGATTATTCTGGCAATTTGAATAGATTATATGAAGTCACTCATGATCGTCCTTCCGATCAAACAAAGAGAGTTCGTACTGTTTTTCATGATTTGAAGGCTGAACTTAATCCTCTCGTACAGAATTTTGTTGGTAAGCCAGATATCATTCTTCATTTGGCAGCAGCTTCACATGTGGATCGTTCTATTTCACATCCTATAGAATGTATTACAGATAATGTCATGGGCACAGCTAACTTGCTTGAGTACGCGCGTAGACTTGATAATCTTGAAATGTTCCTTTATTTTAGTACTGATGAAATCTTTGGTGTAGCACCTCCCGGTGTTGCGTACAAGGAACGTGATCGTTACAACTCGACCAATCCTTACTCAGCATCTAAGGCAGGCGCAGAAGAACTGTGTGTTGCGTATGAGAACACATACAAGATGCCAATGATGGTCACTCACACAATGAACGTGTTTGGCGAACGTCAGACTCCAGAGAAGTTTATTCCTCTGTCTATTAAGAAGGTACTACACGATGAAGTAGTGACTATTCATGCTGATCCCACAAAGACAAGAGCAGGATCTCGTTTCTATGTTCATGCTAAGGATGTGGCTGACGCACTGTTATTCTTATTACAGAATAATCCACAGATTGAACCAGATTTTGGTATGGCAAAGTGTCGCAAATTTAATATTGTTGGTAAAGAAGAAGTGGACAATCTTTCTCTTGCTAAGATGATTGCTGCCGCTCAGAATAAGGAACTAAAATATGAGATGGTTGATTTTCATACTTCTAGACCAGGTCACGATCTTAGGTATGCTCTCTCTGGTGATCTTATGCGGTCACTTGGTTGGGAACCTAGACTTGCTTTAAGTGAGCGCATCAAGGAAGTATCTGATTGGTATATGAATAATACCAAATGGTTAGGAATGTAATATGGAAAACTGCGTAGAAATTAAAGAATGTATTGCGTGTGGAGGCAATCATTTAAAGTCTCTACTTGATCTTGGAATACAGCCTCTAGCTAATTCGTTTGTTAAGACAGACAATGAACCAGAGGCTGTGTATCCTCTCGCTACCAATTATTGCGAAGAATGCTTTCATGTACAATTGACACATAAAGTTAATCCTGATCTTTTGTTCAAGAACTATCTCTATGTGTCTGGTACTACAAAGACTCAGTTAGAATACTTTGATTGGTTTGCTCAGTTTGTTATGGAAAACCATAAAGCGGATCGTGTTTTAGATATCGGCTGCAATGACGGCTCACAACTTGACGCATTCAAGAAGTATGGCGCATTGACTTTCGGTGTTGATCCTGCAGAAAATCTATATCAGATCAGTTCCAAGAATCATCATGTACATTGTGGCTATTTTGATAGCACTTATCCTAGAATTGGATGTGGTGCTGTTATCTGCCAAAATGCTTTTGCTCACAACTATGACCAGCTTACATTCTTAAAGAATATGGCTAACGTTGTGTCAGATGAAGGGTACATCTATATTACTACATCACAGGCCGACATGGTCTTGAACTGTGAGTTTGATACTATCTATCACGAACATCTTTCTTTCTATAACGTTCGTTCTATGAATGAACTGTGTAAAAGGGCTGGACTAAATCTAGTAGAAGTATTAAAGCATCCGATTCATGGCACTAGCTTTATCTTTGTTATATCAAAGTCAAAAGCTAGACCTTCATATATCAATCTTCTTATTAAGAATGAAGAAACATATCATCTTTATGATGAGAACACCTATGAAGCTTACGTTGAGGAATGTAAGAATATTATAGAAGCGTTTGGTATTGAAGTTAGAAACCACAAGGCAGCGGGTAAGACTGTTATTGGCTATGGTGCTCCAGCTAAGGGCAACACTCTACTAAACGCAGCAAACATCATACTTGATTTCATCATTGATGATAATCCTATGAAGCAAGGATTGTTTACTCCTGGTATGCGCGTTCCTATCTTCTCTTCGGAAAAGATGAATGAATATGCCAATGAAGATGTTGTATTCGTGCCTCTTGCTTGGAACTTCTTTGAAGAGATTCAAGCTAAGATTAAAAAGCTTCGTCCTGACAAGAAGGATTCTTTTGTAAGATATTTTCCATACGTGTTTACGGAATAAGTGAGGTATAATATGAAGAAAAAACTTAAATTAGGTTTTACCGATGCGTATGATAATGCTAAGAAAACTCTAACCGATATTCTCGGTAGATACTACGAAATTATTCGAGATGATACCAATCCAGATTATCTTATCTTTTGTGATCCTACATTTGGTACCAACAACTACACATATAAAAACTGCAAGAAGATTTTATTTACAGGCGAAAATTATCGTCCAACATATTTCACATATGATTATGCTATCACATTTGATCATGAGAGTAGTCCAAAGCACTATCGTTTACCGCTATATGTTGCTGAAATGTTGTCGGCAACATATGATACAGACTACAAGGACTTCTATCATGTACTGAATAGAAAAGTTGATATTGAATATGAATGGGACAGAAAAACAGAATTTTGTTCTTTCGTTCAAAGTAATCCCAACTGTGAAACTCGCAATATTTTCTTTGATCTTCTCTCAGAATATAAGAAAGTGAATTCGGCAGGGCCGCACAAGAACAACATAGGATATACTATTCCTAAAAAGCTTCAAGCAAAAATTGATTTTGTTTCTAAACACAAGTTTAACATTGCTTTTGAGAACGGTAGTTATCCTGGGTATGTAACCGAAAAGATATTGAATACTTTCTATTCGAATACAATACCTATATACTGGGGGAGTCTAACTGTTGTGCGTGATTTTAATCCAAAAGCATTTATCAATAGTCATGAGTATGTAAATTTGGGTGAGGTCGTTGATCGTGTTAGAGAACTGGACAATAACAAGAACCTGTATCTTGATATGCTTTCACAATCTGCTGTCAAAGATAACAGACCAAATGAATGGATGAACTTTGATGAATTTTATAAGTGGTTCGATACTTTTGTTTATGAGGATAAATTGTAATGAGTAACGCTCGTATTATGTTTGTGGTACATCGATATGCTCCATTTCCTGGTGGCTCTGAGTATTATGTGAGAGATATGGCAGAAGAATGTGTGAGACGTGGCTATGATGTTACCGTACTTGCTCATGAGCATCAGGGCGACTTAAACGGCGTTAAAGTTACAAACGATTATAACATTCTTAATCAGCGATGGAATCTCATAGTTGTTCATGGCGGCGATGTTATCTCTCAGAATATTGTTCATGCGAATGCCTATGCTTTAAGAAAAACACCTGTTGTCTATATGATTATCAAACCGAGCGAAAGCGAAATTTGTTACAATGGATTAAAGCATCATCGATTCATAGCATATTCAACTTCTGTCGATATCAATCATATCAAGAAATTTGGATATCTTAATAAAGCTCGGCGCATTCGTCATGGAATGAATGTTGGGCAAACCATAAAACCAAAATTGAAATATCCTAAGACAACTTTCGTTTCTGCTGGTGGTTTTTGGCCAAATAAGGCAATGGTGCCTCTTGCTCAAGAATTCATACATGCGAACATACCAAATACAGAACTCCATCTATACGGATATCATCCTGGAGAAATGCCACCGAATACAAGTAATGTTAAGGTATTTCTTGGCAAACCAAAAGATGAAGTTGCTCAAGCTATCGCAAGTGCGGATGCTTATATTATGAATAGCTATGATGAAGGATTCGGTCTTGTTCTTTTGGAAGCAATGATGAATAAGACACCTTGGTATGCTCGTAACATTGCTGGAGCTAAAGATATGTCATCATATGGTAAAATCTATGATAACGAATCAGAACTTATGTTGATGCTGATGAGATTTAAAAGAGTTGACAAAGAGATTGAAGATAGCTATAATTACGTCATGGCAAATCACACAATCGAACAAACGGTAAATGATATCGAAGATATTCTATGGGAAATTTAGAAGTTTCATTTGGCATCTGCCTTTCTCCAGAGTATGATGTTAATCAATTACAAAATCTCGTAGACAGTATTGGAAAACAATCTGATGCTGTCTACGAAGTTAATCTTATTGGAAAATTTAGAAACGATGTGAATCTTCCTAAAAATTCAAACATTATTGATTTTGATGAAACACAGAAAAAGGGTTGGATCACAAAGAAGAAGAATATACTCGTCAATAATTCAAAGTATGATATTGTCTGTCTCATACACGATTACTATATATTACATCTCAATTGGCATGAAGGCATGAGACGTTATAATGATGAGAATCCTAATTGGAATATTCTTATGAATAGGGTGCATCGATATGAGGGTGATCGTCATAGTGACTGGCTTGTAAATCAAAAATATATGGATAAGCTTTTAGAAAAATATCCTAGTCTACATAATGAATTATACTCTGTTGCTCCCGATAACTGGAATGGCGCGAGATGGGTTTGCGGTCTGCCTTACTCCGAACAAGGTCTCACGCATCTACAATATATAAGTGGTGGATACATTCTAGCAAAGAAGAAGGTACTCACAGATGTTGTGCTAGATGAATCGTTTGTTTGGGGTCAAGCAGAAGATTTGGCATGGAGTGAAAGTGTTATTGATGCTGGTTACAAATTTCAATTTAATCCTTATTCAGACGTTTCTATACAGAAGCCTAATAAGTGGAAAGTTGGACAGATGACCGACGAATGTGTTAAAAGGCTTAAGGAGATATTTGATAATGGCCACTGAATATAATAAACTAATGATATTTGATCTTGATGGTGTTTTGATCGAAAGCCGAGAACTTCATTATGAAACTCTCAATGATGCTCTGAATGCGATTGATCCAAAATATATCATTACCCGTGAAGAACATCTTTCAACTTATGATGGATTATCAACAACAACTAAGTTGAAAATTCTTGCTGCTAACAAGGGTCTACCTTCTTCCTATTTCGATCAGATTTGGCAAGATAAGCAGAAGCACACTTTTGAACGATTGAAGTCTATTTCAAAGTCATCTAAACTTATTGAAATTTGCGAATGGCTTAAAAGCAAAAACTATCGAATAGCTGTAGCATCAAACAGTATCCGAGAAACAATTAAGATTAGTCTCATGTCTCTTGGTATAATGGAATACGTTGAATACATCATGAGCAATGAAGATGTTCGACGTACAAAGCCTTATCCTGAGATGTATTGGAATTGTATGAATGCTCTTAATGCGATTCCTCGAACTACGATTATCGCAGAAGATAGTCATATTGGTAGACAGGGCGCAATAGATAGTGGTGCTGTTTTGCTTCCTATAGAAAACAGTTATGATCTAACATTAGAAAGAATACAGGATATTGTAATGAAGTTAGAAAGTGGTAGTAAGAAGTCTATTCCATGGCGTGATCAAAAACTCAATGTTCTTATTCCAATGGCAGGAGCAGGATCACGCTTCGCGGCTGCTGGATATACTTTCCCTAAGCCTCTTATCGAGGTACGTGATAAGACTATGATCCAGACAGTGGTTGATAACCTAAACATGGAAGCAAATTATATCTTTATCGTACAGAAGGATCACTACGAGAAGTATAATCTTAAGTCTCTTCTATCTGCCATCAAGCCCGGTTGTAAAATTGTACAAGTTGAAGGCATGACAGAAGGTGCGGCTTGTACTACTCTTCTTGCGAGAGAATTGATCGACAATGATCATCCTCTTATTATGGCAAACTCCGATCAATTTGTTGAATGGAATACTAACGAAGTCATGTACGCTTTCAATGCGGATTCGATTGATGGTGGTATCCTAACATTTAAGGCAAATCATCCAAAGTGGAGCTACGCAAAACTGGATGATAATGGTTTTGTTAGTGAAGTGGCAGAGAAGAATGTGATCAGTGAAAATGCTACTGTTGGTATATATTTCTGGAAGAAGGGATCCGATTACGTAAAATATGCCGACCAAATGATTGCGGCAAATGATAGAACAAACAACGAGTTCTATGTGTGTCCAGTATTCAACTACGCAATCAAAGACAATAAGAAAATTCGTATCAAGCAGATTGAGCGTATGTGGGGCATCGGCACTCCTGAAGACCTCAAGTATTTCTTGGAAAATCATAAAGAATGACAAACATCGCTGTAGTTCTAACTGGACATATGAGATGTTGGAAACAAGTGTTTCCAAACTTTCAAGAGAGGATTATACAGCCTTATCAGCCCGATATTTTCATTCATACATGGAATGAAGAGGGTTGGTGGATTCCTGGCGATAAGACCAATGTAAAAGGATTTCATGAAAATACTCCTGATGTAAATCATCAAGAGGTTTTTGATACATATCTTCCTAAGAGTATGGTCACAGAAGACTGGGAAGATTACAACGAGCATTTTGAAAAGTTAGGGGACACCTTTCCTAACTTTGCCCATCGCCGAAAGAATATTCTAAGCATGTTTTATAAGATACAGCGAGGCATGTCTTTAGTTGAAGAGTATTCTGCGCGAACTGGAAAAACATACGATTTCGTAATTCGCATAAGGCCGGATATGATCTTACATCAACCGTTGCCGAGTTTTGATCCTAAAAAATTCTATACAGCAGTACATAGAAATCATTTGGGTCAAGGCACAGGAGATATGTTTCAAGCAGGGAACATGTTGAATATGGTCTTGTTTTCAAAACTATCATGTTATATTAATCACATATATAAGCAGACAGATACTCTTTGTCCACATCTTCTTTCAGAAGCATGGATTAAGATGCTTAATCTTAATTGGCAAGAAATACCTCTCAATAAAACAATACAACATACTCCACTAGGTGAATATAAGGAAATAGCATGAGCAATTACTTTGAACAAATTTTAGCATTAAATGACGGCCCTGTTTCTTATGAGTCCGTAAGTGGTGGAAATCTTAAGATGAAGAATCACCAGTATCCATATTCAATTAAGCAAAGCGAATTTGACTTCTTAACTGATCTAGTGACGAAGTATAATCTCCAACGCGGATATGAATGTGCCACAGCATTTGGTATCAGCAGTCTTGCTATCGGCCTAGGATTTAAAAATACTGGTGGCAGATGTGTTACAATGGATGCCTATGTCGAAGAGGTATTAGATAATCCAGGCGCATACGAAAATATTGACCCTCTTGTGTATGAAAAGTCTGATGGATATAAGTCTGTTAACTATCTTATCGATAAGTTTGGATTGAGAGATATTTTGTATCCAGAAATTGGATGGAGTCCATATGATACAGAAAAATCTATTCGTAAGTGGATTAAAGAACCTCTTGATTTTGTATTCATTGACGCGGGCCACTTTGAGCATCAAATGATTAAAGACATTAGTTCGTTTGTTCCTTTACTTGGAGAAAAATATGTAATCGCATTTCATGATGTGTATCCATGGAGTTTCACAGACAAAGTACATGAACACCTTTACAATCTAATAGGTAAGAGAGTTGAAATTATGTTGCCTCAGCCACACGGTGAAAATCTAGGAGTCGTGATTAACGTATGAGAATTGTATCGCACAGAGGCAATCTTACTGGCCCAGATAAAGAAAAAGAAAATACCGAATCGTATCTAATCGAAGCCCTCGAAAGGGGCTTCGATATTGAATTTGATATTTGGTATATGGGCAGCAAGTTTTGGTTAGGACATGATAATCCTGTCAAATCATTTTCAATCGATACTCTTTTACACTGGTCTACTGTTTACATGAATCAGAATTTTTATGTTCATTGTAAAAATATGTGGGCATTAGAAGAGATGGTAAAGATTAGTAAGAGAAATATAATTCCATTCTTTCATGATATTGATCAGTGTATTCTTCTAAAAGATAATACTATCTGGGTTCATCCAAATGCTGTTAATTCCGCATCAGTAAGAGAAAATTGTATTGCTGTATTTCCTGCTTGCAAAACAATCAAATATGATATAAACTATGATGTAGATTTTGAAAGATTTCATGGAATCTGTACAGACTATCCACTCACTTTAAGGAATAATTTGTAATGAAGGTAGCTGTTATTGGTGCAGCAGGACATGTTGGATTTCCTTTCTCACTTGTTCTAGCGGATGCTGGACATGATGTTATAGGCATTGATTGTAATCCAGCAGCATGTGTACAACTATTAGGCGGTTTTGTTCCTCATAAAGAAGAGGGAGCAAAAGAATTATTAATGAGTTTACTTAATACCAATCGCTTGACATACACAACAGATACCGAGCGATTAGAAGAATGTGATGCTGTCGCAATCATGATCGGCACTCCGGTTGATGGCGAAAGTAATCCTCGAGTTGATGATATCTTAGACTTTGTAAGATATTCTCTTGCTCCAAGCATTCGTGATAATACTCTTGTGGTTCTTCGTAGTACAGTTGCTCCTGGTACTACAGAACTTATTGAGAAAATCTTGAAAGAGGAATCATCTGTTTCTACACATGTCGTATTTGCTCCAGAACGTGTAGCGCAGGGCGTTGGCATATTGGAAAGTAAAAAGTTCCCACAACTTATTGGTGCTAGTACAGAAGACGCATATAATCGCGCGTGTGAGCTATTTAATTTCGTGCCAGAATGTATGTGGCTAACGCAACGCGAAGCTGAGTTTGGTAAGCTCATTACTAATATGTATCGTTATGTGACATTTGCTCTTGCTAATGAATTTTACATGATCGGTACAGATCAGGGCTTAGATGTTCATAAGGTAATCGATGCTGCGAATAAAGGATACTCGCGCATGGCATTACCTAAGCCTGGACCAAACGTGGGCGGCCCATGTTTATTCAAAGATGGCAAGTTTTTACTTGAAGATGTACACTATCCAGAATTGATTCAGTCTTCATTTTTGATCAATGAAGGTATGCCACAATATATGTTTAAGATGATGATGAAGGAAAATCCTAATATCAGTAAGATTGGTATTCTTGGTGCGACATTCAAGGCTGATTGTGATGATGCTAGAAATAGTTTAAGTTTTAAATTCGCAAAGATTTGTAAAAGAAATGGTATTGAATATGCTTTTTTTGATCCATATCTCCGTCATCCAGATAATTGGTGGCCATTAGATCACCTATTAGAAGAATTTGATGCGTTCATTGTCATGACACCTCACACAGTATTTCAGAAATTCTTTGATAAACATATCGCTAAGAATCGCGGCACTGTGATTGCTGATGCTTGGAAATTCTTAAATCAAAGTAAAGAGACAACAGACGGAGTTTATACATTATGAAAATTTTAGTTACTGGATCCGAAGGCAGTTTGATGCAGGCTGTTATTCCCTATTTGATTGCTAACGGTCATGAAGTTGTTGGTGCTGATAGTCTATTTCGTTATAATGAAAGAATGAATTTAGCAAAGGGTTATGACTTTGAGAAGATCGACCTTACAAATCCATTCGATGTTGACACTCTTATTGGTAGAATAAGACCCGACTATATCATTCAAGCTGCTGCTCGAATCTTTGGCGTTGGTGGATTCAACAAGTACTGTGCGGACATTCTATACAATGATCCTATGCTACATGGTAATATTCTCCAATCTGCTGTTAATTGGAACGTAAAGCGCGTTGTCTATATATCATCAAGTATGGTGTATGAGAACTGTCCACAAAGTGTCGATGTTCCTGTATACGAAGATATGGTAGACAAGTATCCTGCTCCTTATACCGAATATGGAATGTCCAAGTATGTTGGTGAACGTATGTCTATCGCATACAAAAAGCAATATGATTTGGATTATACAATCTGGCGTCCATTCAATATCATTACGCCTTATGAAAAGTCTGAAGGTGATATTGGCACTTCGCATGTGTTTGCGGATTACATCAAGCATATTGTAATTGAAAAAAAGAATCCTCTACCAATCATCGGTGATGGATCGCAGATAAGATGCTTCACTTGGATTGATGATGTAGCCCGAATGATTGGCACGGAATCTTTTAATGTTAGATCACTTAATGAAACGTTCAATATAGGTAATCCTGAACCTTTAACCATGAAGCAGTTAGCATATACCATTCATGATGAAGCAGTAGAGCGCGGTCTTATTCCGCCGAGTGATCTTTCTTTCGAAACTGTTGCGGATTATTATGCTGACGTTAAAGTTCGTATTCCAGATATAAGCAAGGCGGAAAAAATGCTAAATTTCAAGTCAACAAAGAAACTTCAAGAGAGCATCAAGTACTGTCTGGATAATTTGAAAAACAATGAATAATTCCATTTGTAGAAAGGTATGTGAATATGAAGACGATCAAAGAATATGCCGAGGGTGCGGCCGCACGGCTGAGGAGATCACCGAGTGGTTCTATGCCACCAAAGAACGGAAAGTTGAAATCGCAAAAGCCGCAAGGAAACGTTCCAAAGCCACCAAGAAAGCCAACGAGCAGAGGCAGATGATTTCACTTGACTTAGTTTAATTCCTATGGTATAGTATACAAACTGACAAACACACAGAGGAAATGAGATGGCTAGAGTTATTACCGAAGTTGAAGTTGAAGTTGACCTTGACGAGTTTGATGATCAGGAATTGATTGAGGAAGTTGAAGCTCGAGGTTTCTATGTTAGCGATGCTGATCATAACGATATCATAGCAATTGAGTACCACTGGAATCGTGGTGATAAGAAGGAAGCACTTATTCTTCTTGAAAGAAAATTTCGTGAGTTGCGTGGCATTTCACAGTTAGCAGACTAAATACAAATATCGCGGGGTTGGTATATGGGTTGTGCCCTAGCCTTCCAAGCTAGAGAAACGAGTTCGAATCTCGTACTCCGCTCCATTCATTATGAGGTGACATTATGTCCATTTGGTATATCATTCTTTTTACAGTTCTGGCTGACGGTAAGGCTACCGTTGATACCAGATATCCTAACACTCCCGAATACAACAACGAGAAGACTTGTAATGATGTAGGCAACTATCTCATGGAACAAGAACAGGCCAAGATCGGCACTGATGCTGGTTCTGTCTATTACATTTGTAAGGAAATTACTGGCGAAGAAATCAACAAGGCAATTGGCAAGACTGGAAGCGGCACCTAATGAATAACTTTACTCTAGATGAGTTCATTGAGAATGAAGATGGCAGTGCGACTATTGCCGTGACTATGGATTACGATACTCTTTTAGTGTTCGCGCGAAAGGGTATTTTAGCCACTCTGATTGAATCTGCTAATAAGATTATTGAAGAACAGGAAACTAAAGAGTGAAGGTTTATATCGGCCCATATTGTAACTGGATTGGTCCATACCAGATCGCAGAAAAGATCCTGTTCTGGATGGACAAAGAGAAAGACGAGCGTGTTCATAATTTTGGCTCTTGGCTCGCTGATACATGGGTTGGCAATTTTTGTGATTGGATACACAGTAAGAAGGAACGCAATGTCAAGGTTCGTATTGATAAGTATGATACTTGGAATATGGATCATACTCTCGCTCTTATCGTTCTTCCTATGTTAAAGCAACTCAAAGCTACCAAGCACGGTTCTCCTTATACTGACGATGAAGATGTGCCTGAGCATCTTCGGTCTAACGCAGATCGTATTAAGATGGGTGATCCTGATATTCGTGAGACTGAAATCTGGGATCCTGATGACACTATTCATGTTCGTTGGAATTGGGTTATGGATGAAATGATCTATGCTTTTGAAATGGAACTTGATGAAGATTGGGATTTGCGAATCTATGAAAAGCATGGCAAAGATTGGCCACCCGAAGCATTAGCAGAACGCAAAGTAATCAATGATCGTATCGCAAACGGCTTTCGTCTCTTTGGCAAATATTATCAAGGACTATGGGACTGATGAAGTGTAATACCTGTGAACAAGAGTTCTATTCTTCAACAAAACAAAACATGGAACATAGTCATGGGTGTGCCGCAACTCTCTATTTGATGAATGGAGACTTTTATATTATCGCTCAGTATGGCTCTTTCTATGATATGCAAAAATTTGCCTTGAAGAAAGATAAATATAAGACAGGTAATGTTTGTGATGATTGTATTGGTAAACTTATAGAGAATGGTCGCGCGTGGGTAATAGAAGACGGAGTATGGTAACCCTTTAGAAGGAATAGAACTATGACTTATCAAACTATTTCCGAAGAAATTATTAAACAAGCAGCAGAACTATCCGGCCCCGACAGCAACTTCCATATAGCAATAAAATACGCAGAAGACTATAGACAAGCAGGGTTAAACCCTGTATACTATACTGATGACAGCGAACGAATGATATTCGTTACCACCGAAGAAAAAATGAACGGCACAATATTTAATTAATTTGGAGAAGTATATAATGAATATTCTTGAAACTCAGTTCGTACAACGCGCTTATGATGGTAAGTGGGAGAAGCTTGCTAAGGTTATGGACTATGATAACAAGTGTGTCTATAAGACCGAGAGTGGTAATCGGATGACATATGTCCCTGAAAAGTGGATGACAGTTGGAGTGTTTGATTACATGATGGAGTTGGAATAATGGCCGCTAATGTAAAGATTCTAAGACTTGTTACAGGTGAAGAGTTACTTGGTGAAGTTACGGAATCATCACCTATTCCAACAAGTGTGATAATCAAGAATCCTGTTCGTATCGTTGTAATGCCTAACAAGGTTGATCCTAAGACTCCAAATGTAGGCTTTGCTCCATGGGCAGAATTTAGTGATGACAAGACATTTACTATTGACAAGTCTCATATTCTTGCTATAATCAATCCTATCAAAGAGTTTATCAATCAATATAATTCCATGTTTGGTGGACTTGTTGTACCTTCCAGTAATCTTATCATGCCAGGAGCTTAAATGAAATCTTTCTATACTAATGTTCAGGTCTACGGTTCTCGTATCCTGTATCGCGGTGTAGAAGACGGAAGAAAAGTCAAGCGAAAGATTGATTATTTCCCAACCCTGTATGTTCCAGCAAAAGAGCATACAGGGTTTTCTTCCGTTTCTGGTGAAGCTATGGCTGAAATGAAGCCAGGCAACATCCGCGAAACAAGGGACTTTGTTGAAACATACAAAGATGTACAGAACTTCAAAATTTATGGCAATCAAAAGTATGAGTATGCTTTTATCGCAGATCATTTCAGTGATGATGTGGACTGGGATCTAAGTCATATCAATGTTACCAATATCGATATCGAGGTTGGATCCGAGAATGGATTTCCTGAGCCTGGTCAGGCCAGTGAGCCTATCACTGCTATCACATTCAAGAACAATCAAGGCAAGTTTATTGTATTGGGTTGTGGCAAGTTTGATAACAAGCGCGATGATGTTTGGTATATTCAGTGCCGTGATGAAATCGATCTAATCAAGCGATTCATTGATGAGTGGGCTGACAACTATCCAGATATCATTACTGGTTGGAATGTTGAGCGTTTCGATATTCCCTATCTTGTCAATCGTATTCGTAATGTCCTTGGTGAAGACGCAACGAAGCGTCTGTCTCCTTGGATGATTGTGAATGAGCGTAAGATTCGTGGATATAATGGTGCAGAAGAACAAGCCTATGATCTAATGGGTATTGCTGTTCTGGACTATCTCGCAATGTATAAGAAGTTTGCTCCAGGTGGTCAGTCTCAGGAATCATATAAGCTTGATGCTATCGCTAATGTAGAAGTTGGTGAGCGTAAGCTTTCGTATGAAGAGTACGGTAATCTTCATACTCTCTACAAGGACAACTATCAGTTATTCATTGAGTATAACATTAAAGACGTTGAACTGGTAGAAAAGATTGACGATAAGATCAAACTGATTGAACTTGTTCTAACTCTTGCGTATGATTCCAAGACAAACTACATGGACGCATTCTCTCAGGTGCGTATGTGGGATGCTATCGTTTATAATCATCTCCGTAAGAAGAATATTGTTGTTGATCCTATCATCAAGCACCATAAGGATGAAGCATATGTTGGCGCATTCGTCAAGGATCCAATCCTTGGCATTCACAAGTGGGTTGCTTCATTCGACTTGAACAGTCTGTATCCGCATTTGATTATGCAGTACAATATCAGCCCAGACACTATTATTGAACCGGAAAAATATAATGATGCTCAAAGAAATATTTTGCGTAATCGCGTGGATGTTGACAGCCTATTATCTCGCAATGTTGAGCTTGGCAGCTTGGCAACATCTAATTGCACCTTAACTCCCAATGGGCAGTTCTTTACAAAAGAACGCCATGGGTTCTTGCCCGAAATTATGGAGACAATGTACAATGACCGCTCTGCGTACAAGAAGAAGGCTATTACGGCTAAGAAAGAACTTGAGAAAGAGACCGACTCATCAAAACGCTATGAGATTGAAAAACGCATTGCACGATATAACAATCTCCAACTTGCGAAGAAGGTTTCGCTCAATTCTGCTTACGGCGCTCTTGGCAACCAATATTTCAGGTACTTTGACGTTCGACAGGCCTCGGGTATTACCACGGCCGGTCAACTTTCTATTCGATGGATAGAAAACAAGATAAACGAGTATCTGAACAAGTTACTCAAGACAAAGGATCACGATTATGTCATTGCGTCAGATACGGACTCGATTTACCTATCGCTTGATAAATTGGTCAGCGAGACTATTGTTAAGCAGAAGCCGAATGCTACTACAAGAGAAATCATCACCTTCATGGACAAGGCGTGTGAAGATCGGATTCAACCGTTTATTGACAAGGCTTATTCTGAGCTTGCTGAGTATGTAAACGCCTACGAACAGAAGATGCAGATGAAACGCGAAGCTTTGGCCGACAAGGGTATCTGGACAGCCAAGAAGCGTTACATTCTGAATGTGTATAACAACGAAGGTGTTGAGTATACGCATCCTAAGATAAAGATCATGGGTCTTGAAATGATCAAGTCTTCGACTCCAGCCTATTGTCGTAAGATTCTTTGGGAAGCAATTGATATTGTTCTCAACAAGACTGAGGATGATATGATCAGTATGGTCGAAACATGGCGTCAAGAGTTCCGTCATCAAAATATTGCTGACATTTCATTCCCTCGCGGCGTGAATGGTCTTGCAAAGTTTTCTGATGTGAACATGGTGTATGGTAAAGGTTGTCCAATTCATGTGAGAGGTTCATTGCTGTATAACGCATTTGTCGTTGTCAACAATCTTGATAAGAAGTTGCCTCTTATCAAAGAAGGCGAGAAGATCAAGTTTCTTTTCCTGAAAGAACCGAATCATCTTCATTCGAATGTAATTGCTTTCCCGCAATCGCTGCCAGATGAATTTGAATTGAAATCGTATATCGACCATGATACACAATTCGAGAAGTCTTTTGTGGAACCATTGAAGATCATCCTTGATAGTATTGGTTGGAAGACAGAACAAGTTAGTTCACTAGAGGATTTCTTTTCATGAAGTTAGATTTTTGTGCGGTATGTGGTACAACAAACGATTTACATCAACATCATATTGAGCCTGTTGTTTACAGTAGAATAAACAGAAAAGCAAAAAATAAGAATTATGATTCTAACAAAAAATTAAAGGATTGTACTTCAATAGAAGTCTTTGCGTGGCTTTTTGACAAAGGGATTATTACGGAAGATGAAACAATTACTGTATGTTCATATCATCATAATTTGATGCATGGTCTCATAAGATTTCAAAAATATGAACATAGTAATATGATCAAAGAAGGACAAAAGACTGCCAAAGAGAAGGGCATTAAAATAGGCAGACCGACGAAATTAACAGAAGAATTAAAATCTAAAATTAGTATCATGAGAAATTCCGGAATAGGTATAAAGAAGATCGCAAAAGATTGTTGTGTTGGCGTAGGAACTGTGTATGAGGTATTAAGAACTTCTAAATAAGAGATGAAACAACATTTCTTAAACTATCTGGTCTTTCTAACAGGACTAATCATATCAGGCGTTGCTGCTTACTACTCAATCATAGGTCTTACTGCTATCTTTGCAGGAGCATTTTGGCCTGTGGTCATTATGGGCACTTCACTTGAGTTTGGCAAACTCGTCGCAGTATCATGGCTATACAATAACTGGAAACAAACGCCGTTTCTAATCAAGTCATATCTCACAATATCAATAGTGGTTCTCATGCTGATAACAAGCATGGGAATCTTTGGCTTTTTATCAAGAGCGCACATAGAACAGACACTAACAATGAACACTGGTGTTAGTGATCAAATTGAAATTGTTGATAACGATATAAAGTTTCAAGAGGAACGTATCGCAGATTTGGATAAACAGATAAAAGTCATCGATGATTCCATTTCAAAGATGATTGAAAAGGGGCAAACTAAATCTTCCTTACAGGCTGCAAAGCAACAAAAGGAAACTAGACAAACTCTTGTGGATGAAAAAAGAGCAGAGATTGATAAGATCGGCAAATTAAAGACAGATAAAATCAAATTACAATCCAATCAAAAAAAGATTGAAGCGGAAGTCGGCCCACTAAAATATGTGGCCGAACTTATCTATGGGTCAGATGATCAACAATTACTTGACAAAGCCGTTAGATTTGTTATAATAGTTCTCATATTTGTATTTGATCCTTTAGCGGTATTGCTCCTATTAGCATTCAATATATCGATGAGCAGATCAAGACGAATGGAATACTTAACAATGGATGAGTTGGAATAATGGATAGTTATGATGATTTGAATGATAGGAATCAACCGATGTTACATGAATCGATGAAGCGCCCATGGGGTGAATGGCATGTACTTGATGTAGATCAGGGATATAAGGTAAAGCGCCTACACATTCTACCTGATCAGGCTATTTCACTACAGTATCACAATCATCGTTCGGAACATTGGACGATTGTGCAGGGTGAAGGCAAGGTCATCGTTGATGGTAATATCTTTACTGTTAGTAAGGGCGAATCATTTCATGTGCCTCGCATGTCTTTACACAAGATTACGAATACTCACCTACATGAAACTTTGATTGCTATTGAGGTTCAGATGGGGGAGATATGTAGCGAAGAAGATATCGTTCGCTGCTAAATACGGCGTCACGGAGATTCGTGACTTAACACATAATATTGGAGAATCAATATGAGTAATATGTTTAACTCCCTATTAAAGGAGATTGATAATGAGTATGCGGGTATCGCAGAAGACGGCGTTGAAGCTGGTGATGTTACTGGGTTCATTGGTACCGGCAGCTATAGCCTCAATGCTTTGCTTTCTGGTAGTATATACGGCGGCCTCCCTGCTAACAAGGTTACCGCACTTGCAGGTGAACCTTCAACCGGAAAGACCTTTTATGCGATTAACATCGTTCGACAGTTCCTCAGGGACAACGAAACAGGGTTCGTCTTCTACTTCGAATCCGAATCCGCTATATCTAAGCAAATGCTGGCAGATAGAGAGATTGACACAAAGCGAGTTGCTGTTGTGCCGGTCGCAACTATCCAAGAGTTCCGCACTCAAGCCGTAAAAATCCTCGACAAGTATATTGAAAGCAAGAATGAAAAGGATCGTCCTCAGATGCTTTTTGTTCTCGACTCACTTGGCAATCTTTCTACTACGAAAGAGATGGAGGATATTGCTGATGGTAAAGACACACGCGATATGACACGCGCACAACTTGTTCGTGGTGCTTTCCGTGTTCTCACTCTAAAGCTTGGCAAGGCCAAAGTTCCTCTCATCGTGACAAATCACGTTTATGATGTTGTTGGTGCTTATGTCCCAACTAAGAAGATGGGTGGTGGTTCTGGTCTTGAATATGCTGCGTCTACTATTCTCTTCCTGTCTAAGAAGAAGGATAAGGACAAGTCCGATAACTCCATTACTGGTGCTATCATCACCGCAAATCTCAAGAAGGCGCGTTTGACAATCGAGAATAAGAAGGTCGAAACTCTTCTTGACTATGCAACTGGTCTTGATCCATACTATGGTCTTCTGGACTTGGCAGAGAAGTTTGGTATCTTCAAGAAGGTAACAACTCGTTACGAACTTCCTAATGGAACTAAAGTCTTTGAATCAGCCATCGAAAAGAATCCTGAGAAGTATTTCACTAAGGATATTCTCGACCAGATTGATGAAAAGTGTAAGGATGAATTCCTCTACGGCAAGTCTAATGTTGCAGCAGTGGAGGAAGAATAATGAGTTTCCTTGAAAAAGCTAATGACAAATACGGCGCCATCTTCATAGTTTGTGCCGCAGTAACTCTAATACTACTTCTATTAGTCTGTGTTGGCATTGCAATTCTGACGAATGGTTTATTCCTTTTGTTGTTTCCATTAGGATTCATCTACATGCTGTATAAGACCTATCGTGAGGGAGATAATCAATGATCATCGGTAAAGACTATCTCCTAAGAGATGATTTGTACGAAGAAGATAAGACGATGCCCATTCAGTTATTGACTGGGCCGTATAAAGATGTTATACTTCGCTATACAACCGTGTCCATCAAAGAGATGGAGAATGATCAAGCCAAGATGTTGTTTGATTATGATCTACTTGAGATGGGCGATCACACCGAAACATCGCTTCGGAAAGATGTGAAGTTCACACAACATGTTGGACTTGTATTGAATACGATGATTCTGGAAACTTTGGAGGAAAAGTATGCAACTGGAGAAAACGATCCTACGGAATTTGTTGAGGAATGATGACTATACCCGCAAGGTATTGCCATTCATTAAGAACGAATATTTCTCGTCGGAAGAAGATCGGGTTCTCTACAAGGAGATAAAGGACTTTGTTATCAAGTATAACAAGGCTCCTACCTATGATGCTTTACAGATTGAAGTTGATTCCCTTCCATCTTTGAAAGAAGATCAGGTCAAGAGTATCAATACCACAATCAATGACTTTCGTTCTAACACAGACGATACAAACATTGATTGGCTTGTTGATAGCACTGAAAAGTTCTGCCAAGAAAAGGCTCTGTATCATGCTATCATGTCCTCAATCGAAATCATGAACAACAAGAATGGCTCCCTTACAACGGGGGCCATTCCCTCTATTCTTTCGGATGCTTTGGCTGTATCGTTTGATCCAAATGTTGGTCACGATTATCTTGAAGATTTCGATAAGCGATATGATTATTACCATCGTGTGCTTGAGAAGATTCCATTTGACCTTGAATTCTTCAACAAGATCACCAAAGATGGTCTACCAAAGAAGACTTTGAATATCGCACTGGCTGGTACTGGTGTCGGTAAGTCTTTGTTCATGTGTCATGTTGCTGCTTCGTGTTTGAACCAAGGCAAGAATGTATTGTATATCACTCTTGAGTTGGCCGAAGAAGAGGTAGCAAAGCGTATTGATGCCAATCTTATGAACATTACCTTTGAAGACCTAATGGCTCTATCGAAGGATATGTATGAGAAGAAAGCCAATATGATCAAGTCTAAGACAAATGGCAAGTTGATCGTTAAGGAATATCCAACAGCTGGCGCATCCTCGATGCATTTCAAGGCATTGTTGAATGAGTTGAATTTGAAGAAGTCATTCAAGCCAGATATTATCTTTATCGATTATCTCAACATTTGTATGTCCTCGCGCGTGAAGCCTGGTTCCAATATCAATTCATATACCTACATTAAGTCTATCGCAGAAGAGTTGCGTGGTCTTGCTGTAGAGTTTGAAGTGCCAGTTGTTTCAGCCACACAGACAACCAGAAGCGGCTTCACATCTTCCGATGTTGGTCTTGAAGATACTTCCGAATCATTTGGTTTGCCAGCAACGGCTGACTTCATGTTTGCCTTGATATCTACCGAAGAACTACAAGCACTCGGTCAGATTATGGTAAAGCAGTTGAAGAACCGATACAATGATCCTACAATGAACAAGAGATTTATGTTGGGTATTGACAGATCAAAGATGAAGTTGTATGATGTAGAGAACACCGCACAGATGGATATCATCGATAGCGGGCAGACTTCTAATACACCTAAGATTCCACAGAAACAGTTTGGCAACAATAAAGATAAGTTCAAAGGATTCAAAGTATGAAAATGACCAAGTATGATGTAGTACCGTTCAAGGAAAATGATGATTACATGTGGGGAGTTTTTGAACTTGCTACCGAACAAGTGATTGAAACTTTTTTCTTTGAGGAAGATGCCATGAGAATGGCAAAGCATTTAGACCGCGGTGCTGGATTCTCTGGCTGGACTCCAGGCTTTCTTCTAACAAAGGTTGTAGTCAAGGAAGATATCAACCAGAAGTTTAGTGAGCTGGTTTTGAGCAAGTAGCAGCACCCCAGAACCGCTCAGATTTGACAGATTTGGAAGCGGCTGGAGACGGGTCTGGAGAGCGGTTGGTACGATTACGCCAAGCCTCAAACCACCCGTTCCAGCCGCTTCCTATTGCGTCTGGATTCGACCCAATGATATCAATGACTTAGCCGGACGAGAAATCAATGACTTAGCCCATGCGGCCAGAGCATAGCAGGTATGCGGAATGAACCCTTGAAAATCGGGGTTGCCATCCCCATCTATAGTATATGATGACGGAGACTACCATGACCCTCGCTGAACACCTCGCTGCCCTCAATGCTGAGAAGCTGGCTTGGATCGCCGAAGATCCCGATAATCGCTGGACTGGTCTTTATGTCGAGGAACTCGATTTCTGGGCTGAGATGGGCGTCACGACCGTGGCTCAGTTCAAGCGATACGAAAACGAAAGTTTCTTCTGGGAGATGTACAAGGACGTTACGGGTTGTCGCCCGCGCCACATCAACCTAAAGGACATGTCCGACGAGGAACTGGAACATGAGATTAACCTTCTCAGCCGCATGATGGAAGACGAAATCAAGCGCGAGGAAGAATGGCGCGCTCAGGAGATGATCTACATTCAGGAAGACGCTGAGGAAGAAAACATCAAGCGCGATGAAGCTCCGCTTCCGATTGACTATGTGGCTCACAACTATCAGGATGGATGGCTCTAATGGCCCTTGAAATTTTTGTTCGCGTTTCGCTCTTTATTGCGCTAATCGCATATCTTGTCTGGTTCTGGTCAACGGTTTATTCGTGGGTGCTCTAATGCTTAGATTTCTACTCGGTATGGTTCTGGGCGCTTCGGCCACGACTGGTCTTGGCTTACAGATTGTGATGGGTACCATCGGCTTCGGCTTCATGGCTTGGGGCTTCTATTCAATGCTTATGCATGGAGAATTGGAATGACCGTTTCTGAAAAGATTAAAGCGCGAATTGCGTTTCTGAAAACTCGGATTTCTAATCTCTCGGAAGATTATGAAGATTATTCCGATGGTAAGATTGCAGCGTTTGAGGAAGATATCAACTTTCTCATAGAAATGCTGGATGAAATTGAGTGTAAGGCTCTGAAGGAAGAGGGTTACAATGTTTAGCACCGATAAAAATGCCTATATGAACGGCTTTCATATGACTTTCGCAAACGGTTGGACTGTCTCGGTTCAATTCGGCAAGGGTAACTATATCTCGGATCGTGGTCATCACGGCCAGAGTGTAGATGCCGAGATTGCCGCTTGGGACAAGGATGGCGCTTGGTATCGTTTTGCCGATCAGGGCGATAATGTCAAGGGTTGGGTTAAGGCCGACGAGGTCGCGGACTTCATGGCGATGATAAAGGCAAAGTAAATGAAAGTTTATGCTGCGGTTGGTCTAACGGCTCGAATTGATTGGGCTTCTAGATCCGATATCAAAATTCTCGGCTACTACAAAACGAGAGAAGGCGCCGAGAGAAAAATTACAAAGATGAAAGAAAGTAATTCGTGGTACATGGACTGGGAAGAGTTCGGTATTGATGCAATTACAATTGAGGACTAAAACTAATGGACATTAAGATCATCGGCAAGGCCAAGCACATGTGTAAGGCCGAAATCAAGTTCGCTACCGCCTTCTTTGCCAACTATGTGATGGGTGAGCGTCTAGCCAAAAACCTTGACTTTGAAATCCGTTTCGAGGATCAGGGTAAGATGGCCGAAGGGCATTGTAATCCTATTGATGCTGAACGGCGTCCTCGTTCGTTTGAGATTGGTATCAATCCAAGACTCCAGCGTTATAAGATGCTCCAGTGTCTCGCGCATGAGATGGTTCATGTGAAGCAGTATGCCCGTGGTGAGTTGTCTTCCGAATTGATCACCGCGAAGTGGCAGGGTAAGGTCTACAAGATTACCAATTCGTTTGAGGACTATCTCAACTATCCTTGGGAAGTGGAAGCTTATGGGCGTGACCGTTCGCTCTACCTGTTCTATCAGGTGATGTTGAAGTCGGAAAAGGTCAAGTTCAAGAACGGAAAACTTTACATCGGCGGTAAGCTGATGCGTTTCAACAAGACTTGACAAACCGATTGGATAGTGCTAATATATAAACATGATGACAAAGCAACGGAATATTCAAGTCGGTGATCTGGTTCATGTTCGTACGGAATACAAGTACGGCGCACGACACAGTGTCTCTATCAAGTCTGGAAGGGTTATTAAAAGTGAGCGACATGATCATAAAGATACTTTTCGTTTATACACTGGCAATCCTCAGTACCCCGTTTCTGTTATCGCATTTGAACGGGTCACTGGTATTAAGCTTCGCGAGGTCGCGTAATGGTTAGGTCTTATGATGTAGATTTTTATGTTCTTGACAATCGTGCTGGATTCATGCTATACTGTTTTGAAGAAGATGATTGTGTCCATGAGCAGTTCTACCGCAATTCGGATGATGCTCACTATGTTGGCCATAAGTTTCTTGATGGATGTTATGTCAAGGGTTATATTCTTGAGGATGTAGCATAAATAAAAAACTGGTTCCGTAGTTCAACTGGATAGAGCAGTCGCCTTCTAAGCGACGAGTTGGGGGTTCGAATCCCTCCGGAACCGCCATGTCCCCTTGGTGTAATCGGTAGCCACGGCAGACTTAAAATCTGCTTCTTCGGAGTGCCAGTTCGAGTCTGGCAGGGGACACCAATCAAGCGCCTATAGCTCAATGGTTAGAGCTGACGGCTCATAACCGTCTGGTTCCGGGTTCGAATCCTGGTGGGCGCACCAAATAATGAGGAAAGTAATGAGAGTCCAAATGTCTGTTTTTCGTTCCGATGATATGGATCTCAAAGCTATTGTATATTACAATCCTCATAATGATCAGTATGAAATCGATTATTGTAAAAATGGATTCTTAGTAACGACCGAATCATATCAAGATCGAGGTCTTATTCATCATGAAGATGCGGCCGAGAACTATGTATATGGAATCAAAAAGATTGAAGGTAAAATGTCCTAAATGTAAGAAGACTTTCAAAGGAGATGATTATATCGATGCTCTTTTGAATTGTCCGTACTATACATGTGGACTGAAACAATCTACAGTGAATAATGGCGTGGGTGTTGGTACACAAGAGGGCCTTATAAACCCTTTAGCAGTAGATGACTGTTCTCGACTAGGATCGAAACCTAGCACGCCAACCAAATTAGGAAGATGAAGATGATTACGAAGATGGAAATGAATATCGGTGAGATTTTGGATCTTGCTGCTTGGCTTGAAAAGCACGGCCTAAAGCGAACACACCGAGTTGTAATCGAACAGGAATGTGGCAACGGTATTGGTACCGCGACACAGGCCAGAGTTAAGACTACTGAATCGGAAGGCATCTTTATCGATATCACCGATTATGATGTATGGTGATGATATGAACGAATGGCTTGATAAAGGACTTTTCTGTATTGGTTGGGTCAGCTTTATGTGGATTGCTGATTTGCTTTTGAGTAATACTGGCGTTACGAGTTATGGCGCTCTAATGATTGGTGCTCTATCTATTACAGCGGTAGGACTTATTAAACAATATCGGGCGAGTGTGGTGAAACGGTAGACACAGTGGTCTCAAAATCCACCGCGTAAGCATGGGGGTTCAAGTCCCTCCACTCGCACCAAAAATAAATTTTATAATACTTGACAATCCAGATTGGATGTGATATAAATAAGAATACAAGTTAATAAGAGAATCGTTCCAACAAAAAATGAAACACCATTATTGCCCCATTGCGAATAATCAACCAAAAGGTCGTCCATCATGGGCAGGCAACGGGGGTTCTATGATTTGAGTCTTGTTACAGACTTAGATTCTTAAAGAACCCCGATGAGGAAACTCTCGGGGTTTTTAGTTATGCGAAATAAACATAGCTGCCATGCAAAACAAAACATTGAAAAACAGACTTGCAGGCATTATCTATAGTATGTGAGAGATTGAGAGAAGGAGGGGCGATGCTTCACTTCGTAGGGTTTAAAGGCGACGAATACCTTCGGGCTTGTCGCGTGTTTGGTTTACCAGATTTCATCCATCCGGGATGGGATCTTCGTGCTCGACGGGAGATAACTCCCGATGATACCGTTGTCTTTGCTACTGGCTCTTTTAATCAGGAGCCGCGTAGTCGATCCTTTAGTGATCTCAAAGAATAACGGCTTGCTGATTTACATTGTTAAGTTCCTAGAGATAACGAAAGTTATCTCTTCCGAGACACACCAGACAGGACGACAGGTTGGTTCGAAACGTCTGCGTCCGATACTAGCTTATCGAACTAAACTAGCTGGTGTGTCGCGGAAGTGATAAGTTTTATTCCCTTGGAGCCGGGTTGGTACCGGCACCTGACTGTTAATCAGGCCGTTATAGGTTCGAATCCTATTAAGGGAGCCAATATGCGGGTATAGCTCAGAGGTAGAGCGTCACGTTGCCAACGTGAATGTCGTGGGTTCGATCCCCATTTCCCGCTCCAATACGCGCCAGTAGCTCAGTGGTAGAGCAGCGGTCTCTTAAACCGACGGTCAAGAGTTCAATTCTCTTCTGGCACACCAATCCATGGTCTTGTAGTGAATGGATATCACACCTCTCTGTCTAAGAGGAGTAACGAGTTTGAGCCTCGTCAAGATCGCCAATAACAGCCCACCTCTTGACAATGTGGGTGCCTGACATACGGGCTTGGGGAGAGATATAAAGTATTAAGATATGAAACTCCTCCACCATTTAGTACGCCGAGCATCCTTCGGGATACGCTGGGTAGGGTTGACGGCACCCTCGCAGTACGAAAGCCGTTATTCTATTAGCGACACAGTGTAACGCTACAGTTTTATAAATACTCTCAAAAGGAGTATTCTATGAAAATCTGTAAACACTGTGGAGAAGAACACAACATGCGCGGCCTATCGTGTAGAGTTTGTAAGGACAATCTGTATAACTATAACATGAACAGAAATGATGTTCTTACTCTACATGAGAGTCAAAATGGCAAATGTGCTTTGTGTGATAAAGAAGTTAAGATGTTTAATGGTGGTAGTTACAAAAGCGGTAACGTTGACCATTGCCATAAAAATGGAACAGTAAGAGGCATACTTTGCCATCAATGTAACACTTTCGTTGGTTACATGGAAAATAAAGTTCCGTTCTATAAGTTAAAAAGTTATCTGGGTGTAGCGTAATCTGGTTATCGCGTCTGCTTTGGGAGCAGAAGACTGAGGGTTCAAATCCTTCCACCCAGACCAATTTAGTAAGCCCCTAAAGGGAACGCCGGGTCACTCCCGAGCCGAAGCGAAGGAAACTTCGCCGAGTTTTAAAACAGTGTGTAGGGGAGTCTGGCCGTCCCCACTACCCTTGGAAGGTAGGGATCGGTGGTTCAAATCCACCTACACTGACCAATCGCTGGATTACTATAGAGATGGTAGGTGCACTCTGTCTCTTGTGCGTACCAGTAGAGGACAGGCTGACACCTCTATAAAAACGCGCCAGCAATTCTATCAGTGTGGTGTAGCGGTAACATGCCGGTCTCCAAAACCGTGCGTCTAGGGTTCAAATCCTTACACTGATGCCAATAATGGGGTGCTGATGATAACGGGAGCATGCCGCCCTTGCAAGGCGGACGACAGGGTTCGATTCCCTGGCATTCCACCAGTTTGACTTGATTACTTACGCTTGAGACACCATCCGCTTGAGGTTGGAATAATGTTATCAAGATAAGTCGCCAAATATCAAGCACATTCGTACCGACCGCGTGAGGTACAGCAGTTTTGGGTGAGCGGCAACGACGGCGAGTTGCGGCGGACTGTAAATCCCCTGTCTAGTACTTAGTTGGTTCGAATCCAACCTCACCCACCAAATTATCCAGTATTCTAGACATGCTGGAGAGACCTCGCAAGACTATCAGAGGGGAATGCTTGCTAATATCGGATTGCTTACCTCAATAAGCGCAATGGGCTGAACCGATAGGGTGTAAAGAATAAGAACTTGCCGAAAGGCATACGAAGCAGGCCTAGTGGTCGGTAGAAATGGCAGGGCATGAGCCCGTGCGCTCTGGGTGTAGAAATACCCGACCAATTAATTTACTGGCGCATAGCTCAGAGGTAGAGCACTGTCCTGATAAGACAGGGGTGGAAGGATCGTTACCTTCTGTGCCAACCAATTACTGCTGACTTGGAGCAATGTCGTATGGAATACGCTTCTTCTTTTTCTTCGGTGGCGGTGTAGGCTTAGGCACAGGCATTACAACAGGCTTCTGCTTTGCTGCCTTAAGTTCCTTGTTGAGTTGATTGATAACAAGTCTTTGATCCTCAACCTTTGTATTAAGATAATCAACATCTTCCGTTAGAGTTGTGATCTGACCTTCAAGATCAGTCTTCTCTTTGATAACAACTTCAAGGTTATGTTGTGCTATTGATGCTTGTTCCTGATATTGCTTAGCCGAGGCATAATAGTTTCTGGCTTCAAATAAAAGATAGAACGTTGTGAAAACTGAAATGGCACAAAGCAAAAGTAATAACAGTGTTGGCATAGTTCTAAGTCCTTTTTTCATAGTGCTAATCCTGTAGTAGACATTTAAAGTATATAGTTAATATTGGGAGATCGTCTAAAGGTAGGACGCAGGATTTTGATTCCTGCTATCTAGGTTCGAATCCTAGTCTCCCAGCCAATTGAACCCTTAACTCAGTGGTAGAGTAGCGGGCTTTTAATCCGTCTGTCCTGGGTTCGAATCCCAGAGGGTTCTCCAAATATGGTTCCATCGACTATCGGTTAGGTCAGGTCCCTTTCAAGGATCAGAGGCGGGTTCGACTCCCGCTGGAACTACCAATCAAGGAGTTATGATGTTCAAACTCACTTCATTATCTGCTATCGGAGCTAAGTCGTTGGCCAAGCAGTATGTGAGATTCGGTTACAAACTGGTCTCACAAATTTATGACAAGAAGAAAGAGATATACATTAGTACATTTAAGTAATAAGGCGGATAGGACAAAGAAGGTAAGTCGTCGGTCTCATAAGCCGAAGGAGTTGGGGCAGATCCAACATCCGCAACCAACCCGTTTTAGTTCAATGGTTAGAACGCATGTCTGTGGAACATGATACGGTGGTTCGATTCCACCACTCGGGACCACTTTGTTCATTCATTTGTACATATAGACGCTTCGCGTACAAACGAATAGACATTGCCGGGTCGTCTAACGGTAGGACGCATGACTCTGACTCATGCTATCGTGGTTCGAATCCATGCCTGGCAGCCAGAATAAATAAGTTAATGGAGCCGTAGCAAAACGATTAATGCGCGGGACTGCAAATCCTTGAGGTATCAGTTTGAATCTGATCGGCTCCTCCAATAATGCATTCGTATCCCCCTCCGCTACGAACGGAGAGAAAGGTAACTGGAAATGGTATAACAACTAATGCAGGTTCGAATCCTGTCGAATGCTCCATTAAAGGAAAAAATTAATGAAGCTTATTAAAACTTTAATTGCTACATCATTTTTATTTGTGGCAATGCCTTCTGCTCATGCTACCGTTGCTTCCTGGTATGATTGTGTGAAACCGGGTGAATGTAGTAAGAGCAAGATTACTGCTAACGGGGAAAGATTTAACCCCAATGCGTTGACAGCGGCGCATAAGACTCTTCCTTTCGGTACAAAAGTTCGTATTACCTATAAGGGAAGGTCAGTTGTCGTGAGAATAAATGATCGCGGCCCATTTATTAAGGGTCGTCATATTGATCTTTCCAGGGCTGCTGCTCGGAAGATTGGATGTCATGGAGTTTGTAAAGTACAAATAGCTGTGATAAAATAATATGTGTTAGAGGTTTGTGAGTGGACTGTAATTGACTGGAAACTCTCGTTAATCATAAAAGTGGAGGGCGTAACCACTATAAGAAATCGCATCGAATTTGGATAGATGGCCGAGCGGCTGAAGGCGCCAGTCTTGAAAACTGGAGAACAGAAATGTTTCGTGGGTTCGAATCCTACTCTATCCGCCACTTTCGGGACGCAGCCAGAGTAACTGAGACAACTGGCTTAATGAGTAACTGCTGGCAAAGCCGCTAAATGACTTTCTCAGGTCGTGCAGAGGCTCACGTACCCGATCCAATTAAAAGGAAAACAATATGAGTAAAGACTGTGGTTGCGGAAGAAGTCCAACTGGAAAATGTATTGGTTGGCATGGGTTGACAAACGAAGATTATTCTGCTAAACTTAAAGAATACGAAAAGAAGCAGTTAATGGAATCTGCCCCACAACTACTAAAGGAATAAATGTGTTCTTGGTGAAGCTGGTGCTCACGTTCGCCTGAAGAGCGAAAGAACTCTGTTCGATCCAGAGAGAACACACCAAATCGCATATATTATAAATAAGTATATACACTATGTTGTATGTTACTAATACGTAATCGTGAAAAGAGGAATACAAAAATGAAGTTTATTGTTTTAATCGGCGCAGTAGCACTGGCCGCAACTACTTTCACTCCACTCGCTCATGCCAGTGCCGCTCTTGGCGGCCTTGACAAGCAATGTTATAATGCTCTTCGCAAGGAATGGTCTGGTTGTAATAAGGGATCAGGCGCAGATAATAAGAATCTTCCAGACTTTAAGTTTAATCCGAAGTCTCACGGCAAGCCAGGAAAGCCAGGCGGTAACGGTGGCAATGGTAATGGCAACGGCGGTACCGATAACGGCGGTGATGGCAACAACGGCGGTGGCGATAATGGCAACGGAGGCGACAACGGTAACGGAGGCGACAATGGAGGCGATAACGGTAACGGTGGTGATAACGGTAATGGCGGTGACAATGGCAACGGTGGCAATAATGGCGGCGATGGTGGTTGCCAAGGAGCTGGCGGCGGTAACTGCGGCATAGGAAACGGTGGCGGTGGTGGTAATGGAACCGGCAACGAAGGTAATGGCAACGGCCCTGGAGATAATAGCAATCAGCCCGACAATAACAACGGCGGTGGTAATAACTCAAACTCTCCTCAACTCAACAGCAATGACATAAAGGGTTTTGATCCTTCCACCGGTCTATACGGCCCTGGTACCTAATCACACAAAGCGTCTTGGGAGGTGTTGGCAATCTCATCGGTCTCATAAGCCGAACAACCCAGTTCGAAACTTGGAAGACGCACCAAACTAAATACTTCACGGTCAATCAAGGCCAATAATGAGGTATTAACATGCTAAACACACTCGTTGTATTAGTTCTAGTCGCTGCCGTTCTCTGGGTTCTCTGGGAAATGTGGCAGAATGGTTGGGATCTTAAGAAGGGTGGCGCTGCTATCGTAGCCGCTGCTGCTGCTTGGTGGGTCTGGGTTCACGATTCAGTATCTTCACTAATTTCTGGAATGTAAATAAAGAACCGTCGTTGGCCCGTGACGGTATATAAATCCTCGGGGTGTAAGTTCCTGCCTTGACCCTTCCATAAGGAATCACTGATCGCAGTAACCGCTAACGGGCCTCCAATTTAAATGCCGATTCCGACGGGAATCGGTCGAGTGCAAGGAAATGGCTGGACGCAAAGACCGGCTAACTTGGCTAGATGGTGTGGTGCCCGCGCGTGATCTACGAGAGTAGAAGACGTGTCGTTTCCGACCAAGAAAATCTAGGCTGTCGCGTTGAACAGGTATCTGGGCCGTGACTTGTGGGTGTACCCGAATCCCACCTCACCTTATTAACTATAGGAGCATTAATGCCTGGACCATTATGGGAAGCGACTAGAGACTTACACCATGCTTGTGAAGCGCATCCTGTTGGTGCTGCTATGGCAAGTGGTAGTCCACCTATGAAATGGTATGCTGACTGGCTTTCCGCTCTTTACACTATACACTGGGAAGTTGATCAACATATTCCGAAAGTCATCCATAGAACGGAAAGAGTTCAAAATGACTTGACAGCCACAAACTGTCCTGCTAATATAATACGTGCTGCTAACAAATATACCAATTCCTTGATAACGGAAAAAGATATTGCAGGCGCTGCTTATGTTCTTACTGGAGCGCACCTGATGGGCGGCGAGATTATGCGTAGGCGTCTTGTTGGTTATCCTACTACACATCTGGAATGGGATGATCGTAAAGCTGCACTTGTGGAACTAAACAAGTTTAGAGAGCGTGAAGAGATTGCAGAGGAATCTAAAAACTGTTTTCATGCTCTTCTAAAGATTATGGACGAAATTAAGGCCGATTAGCTCAGTGGTAGTAGCGTCTCGTTTACACCGAGAATGTCGGGAGTTCGAATCTCTCATCGGCTACCAATAACGCGGATATGGTGAAATGGCAGACACGCTAGTCTTAGGAACTAGTGCTTCGGCGTGGGGGTTCAAGTCCCTCTATCCGCACCAACTACGCCTCTATAGTATAAAGGTAGTACACGGCTTTGGTAAAGCCGAGACACAGGATCGATACCTGTTAGAGGCACCATATAAATAGTTACATGCTGGCTTGGCTGAACGGCTGAAGGCAACGGTTTTGTAATCCGTCGGAGTAATCCCATTGCAGGTTCGAATCCTGTGGCCAGCACCATTTTTTTAGGAACTTAATAATGATTAGAAAGCATCTCGACCTAGACGCCGTTCGTGCGTTTATTCAATCACAATCTCCAGAAACAAAGGTATATCTTGGTGGCGACTCCGAACGCTTTCAAATCGATGGCGTGTGGTATGCTGACTACATCAATGTGGTAGTTGTTCATAAGAACGGCAAGAACGGTTGTAAGGTATTTGGTGGTATCGTGCGTGAGCGCGACTATGACCAGAACAAGGACAAGCCACGGATGCGTTTGATGAATGAAGTAATGAAGACTGCTTCGCTATATCTGGAACTATACGATGTGCTTGAGGATCGTGAAACAGAAATCCACTTGGACATTAATCCAGACATGAAGCATGGTTCTTCATGCGTTATCAACGAAGCTGTTGGCTACATTCGTGGTATGTGTAACATCATACCTCTGGTTAAGCCAAATGCTTGGGCCGCATCTTACTGTGCGGATCGATATAAGGACGCTATTCAACACGCACATAAGGCGGTAGCATAATGTTTATCAAGTTAACGAATATGGTTCCTGAACGAAAAGGTGATCCTCTATACCTCAATGTAAATCATATCAAGGTGGTATATGAGGATCACGTTGAAGGAGGCAGTCTTTTGACTCAAGTCCATGCAGAGAATGTTACATGGTCTGTCGAAGAAAGTCTTGGTGAAGTAATGAAGTTGATTGGAGAAGCAGTTTAAAATGGCAAGATTTTTCGTTATGATTTGTGTTGTTATCTTCGCAATCTTTACGTTGGTTGTCGGAGCTAAAGCGGAAGTATTCATTACGATTGATAAGTCGGATCAAACAATGTATGTTGAAACTTTGACCGATACATATGAATGGCCAATTTCTACGGGTCGAGAAGGATACAATACACCGTCTGGAGAATATCGTCCGTATCTACTTAAGAAACTTCACTATAGCAAGAAGTATGATAATGCGCCGATGCCTTGGTCAATCTTCTTTCACGAAGGATACGCAATTCATGCGACTGGCGAAGTAGAGCGTCTTGGATCTCCAGCATCTCACGGTTGTGTTAGACTTGAACTGAGAAATGCTCGTTGGTTATATCGCCTAATAGATGAAAGTGGCAAAGAGAATACATATATACGTGTAATAGAATAATGGAAGGTTGGCCGAGTGGTCTAAGGCACCTCACTGCTAACGAGACGTACCTTAATCGGTACCGAGGGTTCGAATCCCTCACCTTCCGCCATATAAATAGTGATATAATTTAGAGGAAATAAAATGGAAGAATTAGTAGAAAAGATGAAGGCGGTATTAGCAAGTACCTTTGCTGCTGGACTTAAAGCTCAGTCGTATCACTGGAATGTAATTGGTTCCGATTTCCCACAACTACATGATTTCTTCGCAACTATCTATGAGGACTATCAGGGTGCAGTAGATCCACTAGCGGAACACATTCGTCAGTTGGACGCTTTTGCACCTCAGACATTGACAAGGATGAAAGAATTGTCTATAATAATGGAGGATGAGAAAATTCCTACTGCGGAAAAGATGATTGCCAATCTTCAGACCTGTAACGAGAATCTTTCTAACTTAGTTATTGAAGCGTATGAAATGGCAGAAGCACAGAAGATGTATGGTCTTTCCAACTATCTTCAGGATCGTATTACTGCTCAAATGAAACTTAACTGGATGATCAAGGCAACAATGGGCAAGAAGTCCTAAAAAGGATATTTATTATGAACGAACTTATGCAGATACACCAAAATGTAGATCATCCATCAGACAAGTGGAGCAACTACTTTGACATTTACGAAAAGCACCTTAAAGATTATCGAGGTAAAAACGTTACACTAGTTGAAGTTGGTGTACAAAAAGGTGGATCATTGGATATGTGGCACACATACTTTGGGCCACATAGTAAAATTATTGGTATTGATGTGGATCCCGAGTGTGCCAAGTTAATATATCCAAATAAAAATATTAGTGTGACTATAGGCAATCAAGAAAGTCCTGCTTTTTGGGATGAGTTTTTGAGCAACAATACTGATATTGACATATTCATTGATGACGGCGGTCATACGATGGGTCAGCAGATTGTGACTTTTGAAAAAGTTTTTCCTAAGCTGAAAACAGGAAGCATCTTTATATGCGAAGACACTCACACATCTTATTGGCCTGAATTGGGCGGTGGTCTTAGAAGAGAATCATCATTCTTAGAATATGCTAAAGACTTTGTTGACGTTCTTCACAACAATTGGAAAAGAGAAACAACCGAATCTTTAGAAAAGAAAAGCGCCATGGCGTTTGATGGCTTATCTGGTCTATATTTCTACGATAGTGTGGTTGTTTTTGAAAAGTTTGGCAAACAACCTATGAATAGAATACTGATACCTGGCAAACAATAATTGTGAAAAACAAATTATATTATCATATATTTTTGTCTGATGATTATGGTACGTGGTCTTCCATTTTTATGGAACAAGTTAAACTAATGGAAGACCACAATCTAATTGACGCTCTAGATGAAATCAATATAGGTTGCGTATACACATCAGATCACGCTAAGGAAACTTTTGAGCTTTTAGCGACCTCCATATTTAAAAATCCAAATATAACTTACTATCCTAATACTATAGGATCTAGTGAAGATGTATATTTCGATTCGAAACTAAATTCTTACTATCATTCGGCTGTTACTGAAAACGTAACTATGAAAAAGATATTTGATGATAGTCAGAAAGAAGACTTTAACATTTTATATCTTCATAGTAAAGGTGTAACGTCAGTCGCAAGACATTTAAAAACACACAACATATTTGCTTATCTGTTATATTTCAATTGGAGACAATATTTACAATGGGCAGTTATTGAAAATTGGAAAAAATGTGTCAGGGCTTTAGATAAAGGCTATGACATAGCATCCGCAAATTTTATGACTGATCCAGCTCCACATGTAAGCGGCGATATTTGGTGGTCAAAAGCATCATATATAAGAAATTTAGATGACCCTACTGAACTTGATTGGTATTTTAATATGAGAGAAAGGTCTCATAATCAGGATTTTAAATATAACGGATCTTTGAGACATAGAGATGAAATGTGGATTTGCTGTCGAAACAATTTCAAGTTTTATCATATACATCTTCTAGATGAGAAAGATAATCCCGCTTATAATATTCTGCCTAGAAAAAACTACACAACAACAGGAGAAAAGTCATGAGAAAGTTTATAGTCGCGGGAGTAGTTCTTTTGACTATGCTTGCAGGATCCGTACCAGCCTATGCGGATAATTCCGAAGAAGTGATTATTGGAATTTTAGGCGGTGCTCTTGGCGGTTTAATTATCGGTGAGGCTATCGGTAATGGTAATCGTGTTTACGCTGCGCCACAATACTACCTACCGCCTCCTATTGTGTATGAAGAATATGTAGAACCAGCGCCAGTGCGTTGTGTATACAAAAAGAAGCGAGTATATAATCCGGAAGCGGATGAGTATGCTGTTGTAAAAAAGCGCGTATGTTATAGATAAGAGACGGGCACCTTCGGGTGCCCTTTTGTATTATGAACCCATTCGAACAAAGAAGAGTAATCAAAGAAAAACGATTAGAAATCTGTAACTCCTGCGAACGCTATGATAAGGATCAGAAGCGTTGCAGGGAGTGCGGATGCTTTATGGAATACAAGGCTTTCATGCCATACACTTCTTGTCCTTTAGATAAGTGGAAAATATTGAATCTGGAAAAGACATAAATAAGTAGAACCCTAATTTTGGATTGAAATATGTCTAGTACTGGCGCAAATAAATGGCAAAAATACTTTTCTAAAGGCGATGTGGCCACAGCTATCATTAAAGGTCCCGCAAAAATATATGATAGCACGAACAGCATAATTGATACTTTAGCTGACGGTACGTCTATAACTGTCCTAAAGATGAAAACTTTTTCTTCGAAATATGCCATATCTTACACTAAAAGATCAAAAGCGGTTGAGGGTTTTGTTTCAGATAAAAACGTAGGCAAACCTATCGCTAAGAAAGGCGCTACAGAAAATTTAGGTGTTAGAGCGGAAACTCTTACCAAATTAGGAGTAAGAAAGCAGATTAGTTTTGGTGGTAAAAAAGTTGAATGTATGACATTCAATAGTCATGTAACGCTTATGCGCTCACTCATTAGTGGACTAAAAACTAATCCAAAAGTATCAGAAAGTATCGTTGAGGTTTTTGAAGATTTTGCAAAAACCAATTACACTACATTAAAGTGGCAAAAACAGATACCAGATTCTGATATCAATGAACTTGGCAAATACGCAGGCGAAATCATAATCGGGCTCTTAGGACTTAAAGGAAACAAAACTCCATTTAATACCAACTTCTATAAAGGAAAAGTTTTTAGTTTTTGTATTCCTACTGATCCTTCTTTTTCAGGCGTTGATAGTTTTTTTATTCTTGGAGATAAAACAATTGTCCCTATCAGTTCAAAATATGGTGTTGGTGCTAAAGCATCTTTCTTTTCAAATCTACTGAACAAAGCAATAGACGCGGGTGTGCCTCCTAGAACAGTGATAGGTGAAGTTGTAGATTCTGCCAAAAGAGCAGGAGTATCATCATCATCATTAACATCAAAGCAAGGTTCAAAAGAAGTTTTGTATGAATATGGAGTTAGAAAAGTTTTGAACATGTCTAGAAATGCTGTTAAAGATCCGTATGCTGTATATACAAATGTAAAAACAAATGGTAAAAATACAAAGAAGTTATCACCTGAGGCAAAACTAGTTTTAGATAAGATTAAAGAAATGGCAGATAAAAAAATTGCTGATAAACTGCCTTTCTCTATGACTTCATTTTTTTCTAGATCGATGGCAGATAGATTAAATTCAGATGGTAAGTCTGTAGAAGCAATGATTGAAATTTTAGCTGGTAAAAATTTTTGGCAAGCTAACCTAGATATTATGGAATGGAAAAAAGGCAATATCAAATATAGAATGGTTTCTTCAGGCAAAGCATCAGTTCAAATTATTGGCTCTAAGTCTGCTATTGATGATATTGATGCGAAACAGGGTATGGTCAATTATGAAGTAAGAATGCCTTAAGGATTAAACATGTTACAGTATCAAAACTATTTAACAGAATCAAAAGAAGGTAAAAACCTTCATCTAGAACACTTGGAGGACGAAGTACTCAATGGAGGAGTTACTGGAACAAGAGGTGCAATATCCTTTCTACAGTCTCTTCGTGATATGCTTGCTGGTCACGCTACTGGTAAGTCAGTGAACTTAACAACAAAGTGGGATGGTGCACCTGCCATCTTTGCTGGTATCAATCCAGAGAACGGCAAGTTCTTTGTTGGTACGAAAGGAATTTTTGCTCAAAACGCAAAGCTCAATTATACAAATGCTGACATTGATGCTAGTTATCCTGGTAAAGGACTAAATGACAAACTAAAAGTCGCTCTACGTTATTTGCCAGAACTTGGCATAAAAGGTGTGATGCAGGGTGATATGATGTTTACGTCTGCCGATCTTAAAACGGAAAAGATTGATGGAAGTTCTTATGTTACATTCCAGCCTAATACTATTGTTTACGCTGTTCCTGATAATACTGCTTTGGCTAAGTCTATAAAATCTGCGAAGATGGGTATTGTTTGGCACACAACATATAATGGTGATACAATGGCCGATATGAAAGCATCTTTTGGTGCTGATATTGGTAGCATGAAGGTATCAAAGAATGTTTGGTATCGTGATGCTTCATTTGTTGATGCCTCTGGCACTGCTACATTTACCAAGCAAGAGACGGATGCTTTGAACGCCATTCTATCACAAGCTGGTTCATTGTTTAGAACAATATCTCCTCGGACGTTAAATACGATTGCTACAAATGACACATATAAGGTTACGATTAAAGCGTGGAACAATCTGAAGGTTCGTGAAGGAAAAGAAATTACAAACACCGCTACTCATGTTGCTGGTCTTATTTCCAGTGTAGAGGAAAAATTAAACAAGTCTATATTAGAAGCTAAGAAAGCAGATACAAAACAGAAGCGACAAATGGAAAAGAAGCTCGTCATGGACTTCTATAAGTCAAATAAAAATGAGCTAAAGAAGATTTTTGACTTGCAAAACATCCTGGTTCGTGCTAAAAATATGATAGTCAAGAAACTACAAGAAGTTCAGGACACAGTCGGAACATATCTCAGAACAGATTCCACTGGATTAAGAGTAACATCTCCTGAAGGATTTGTTGCCATTGACAAGATCGGTAAAGCAGTCAAACTGATAGATAGACTGGAATTTTCACAGGCAAACTTTAATGCCACAAAGAATTGGTCAAAATGAAACTGAATGATTATCTAAAAGAGCATAAAAAAGAAGTTCGGACTTTAAACGTTTGGGACATCGATGATACTTTAGGTAAAACCTCTGCGAAAGTAAACATCAAAAAGAATGGCAAAGTTATTAAATATCTTTCCCCTGGTGAGTTTAATTCATATAAGCTTGAAAAAGGTGAAGAGTTAGATTTTTCTCAGTTTCGTTCTGGTAAAATCTTTCGTGAAACATTTAAGCCCATCAGCAATGTTCTGGATAAGGCCAAAAGTATCGTATGGAATCAGTCAGAAAATTCTCATTCAATTATCATTACTGCCCGAGCAGATTTTGATGATCACAAAGAGTTCTTAGAAGCATTTCGTGATCATGGATTCCCTATCGATCATGTATATGTTGAACGTTCTGGCAATCTATCAAAGTTAAAGCCAAGCTCACCAGCACATATCAATAAGGGTGTTATTCTAAAGAAGTATCTGGCCAAAGGTAAGTGGGATCGTATTCGTATGTGGGATGACCATGAAAAGAATCTGGATATGCTATTCAAAGTAGCTGCGATGTATCCTGATGTAGAAGCTGTTGGATATCTTGTAAAAGATGGTAAAGTGAGCAAGTATTTACCTAAGAAAGCACTGGCCGAAGGTATTATTTCAGTTGCCAAATCGACAAGAGTGCGTAAACTCTACGAAAGTTAAAGTTTACTAAATAACTCTATAGATTAACATTCCTATAGAGGGAAGTAATGAAAAAGAAAACTACAGGTGTTGCCTTCTATGGCAAGGTACGTATACCTACTATCGGTCACAAAGCAGCTATTGATCAAGCTAAAGATATAGCAACCAAGACAAGCGGTAAACTGTCAATAGGTCTTTCTGGTACAGCCGAACCACTTGATATCAAAACCAAGAAATCCCACGCAGAAAAAGTATTCGGTCATCCTGTTGATACAGGCACCGAGCATACCAAGACTTTACCTGCTTTCTTATCACATCTCAATAAGCACCATGATCATTTACACCTTGTCGCGGGTTCAGATCGCGTTGAGGAATACAGGAATTTCCTACAAAAGTATAATGGCAATAAAGACAAGAAGGGCAATATTCCATTCCATTTTAAAAGCTGGCAAGTACATGCTGCTGGTGGTGAACGCACAGAAAGCGACAAAGATCCTCGCAAGATGAGTCGCGCAGAGCTAACAAGTTCTGTATCTGCTTCCAAACTTGAAAAGTTGGCCAAAGAAGGCAACTACGAACATTTTAAAGCATATCATCCAGGCATGCCTGAAAGTCATGTTCGTAAGGTATTCAATCAAATCCGCAAACATCACTCCTTAAATGAAGAAGTAACACGCAAAGAACTGGCACCAATGCTTGATTCTTTTTTGTCGTTTGCGTCTAAGAAACTTGGTATCAAATCTTTACCTGGTGTTAGATATAAGAGTGATGAAGACGATTACAACTCTTTCGCAGCATATAATCCCTCAAAGAATGAACTATCCATTTCAACAAAGAACAGACATCCAATGGATGTGTTTCGTTCTATCGCACATGAATTGGTACATCACAAACAAAATGAAGACGGTAAACTTGGCAAAGACATTGCCAAGGAAGGTTCTACTGGTTCGGATATAGAGAATGAGGCCAATGCCGAAGCAGGTAAGATCATGCGTTGGTTTGCGAAATCTAATCCAGATATGTTTGCTAAAGAACATATCATAGAAGATCATGCTCTAAATCATGCTTCTGGTGGTGACATAAGAGGTATGGGATATGTAACAGGTGAAGTCTCTCCTACAGTAACATCACAATATCTTTTACAGAACATAAAAGATACCGATAGCATGAAGAAGGTTAATAAGACTCACATTTTAGATACAGGTGAAGGTGATTGGAAAGATGATGAGACTGCTGATGAATATAAGAAAAAAAATCTTCAAGAAGGTATAAATGATCCAGGCAAATTAAAAGCTATCTTCTTAGCTGGCGGTCCTGGTTCAGGTAAAGATTTCGTAATGAATTCCGTTCTTCGCGGTGAAGGTCTAAGAGAAGTCAATTCGGATGTTGCTTTTGAATATCTAATGCAAAAGAATGGTCTTGATCTTGAAATGCCAGATGAAGAAAGAGTTGAGCGTGATATCGTGCGCGGTCGCGCGAAGAACATTACCAAAGAACAAGAAAGACTAGCTCTTTCAGGCCGTCTAGGGCTTATCATTAATGGCACCGCAGACGATTTAGAAAAGATTAAAACAGTTAAGAGAAATCTCGAGGCTGATGGTTACGAAACTATGATGGTATTCGTAAACACATCAAACGATGTATCGCGTGAGCGTAATGTTGAACGCGGCAAACTAGGTAAGCGTAAAGTTCCAGATGGCACTGATAAGCAAGGTATGCCAGACAACTCTTCCGATATTCGTCAAGAGAAGTGGGATCTAGCACAAAAGAATATTGGTGAGTTACAAAAGATTTTTGGTAATGAAAAGTTTGCGGTTGTAGATAATACTGCCGATGTTCGTAAAGTATCTCCTGAAGAAAAAGAAAAGATTCAAACAAACTTCAATCGTGTTCGTCGCATGGCACAACAGTTTGTTCGCGCCGATAATCAAAATCCAGCAGCAAAAGCATGGATTGAAAAAGAAGCGCAGAAGCGCGGCATCACATATCAAGAACCAAGAGCAAATAAAACTCTCACACAGGTTCGTCAAGAAATTCCAAACGTTGTCCATAAACCAGATAATGAGTTGATGGCACAAGCAAGAAAGCTTGGACTATCATACTATGGATTTGGTAGATTTGGTCGCAAAGTAGGAAACGAAAACAAGGTATTATTCCACAGCAAAGGTGGTAAACTAGTAAGGGTTCAAAACATGAACGAAGAAAAGAAAAAAGGTATTGATGGTAAAGCCTGCTGGAAAGGTTATCGTTATGCTGGCACTAAGAACAATAAAGATAAATGTGTACCAGTAAGTGAAATGGATAAGACATTTGAAAAGTACATGGAAAAACCATCGAATAGAGAGATTGGTACGGATTCTTTAGCTCAAATTTATAAGTCTATGACTCCTGGTCAAAACTGTGTATCAGAAAATAAGAAAATTAAAGCTGTTAGAAAGAAGTTAGCTCAAGAAGACAATAACATTCCACGCGGTGGATTACCAATTGGTAATGGTTTAGGACAAGAAGTTAATGTTTCTAAAGCGCCAGGTTTCTATATGGGCTTTGCTAACGTGGGTAACTCTGTATATGAAGCAACACAGTCTATTCAAGAATGGGCATTAAATCCAAAAACACAACAGAAGTTTGCCGATAAGTATGGCAATCTTGCTGAAGAAAAACTTATTGAGGCTGCATTAAAGCTTGAAGCATGTGGTTGTGGCAATATGCCATCTGAATCAAAGAAATCTTTGAAAAAGATCAAAGAAATGGCATTTGCTGCCGCTTCATCTGGTAAAGATCCTACAGAAAAAGAAGGCGAAAAACCAGGCAGTGTTCCTGTTCAGGCTGAAGAAGTAATGTCTAAAGCACAAATTAAAAAGAGAAATGAAATTGCTGACGCTATAAAAAGAGAAAATCCTGAATATTCTGACAAAAAGAAGTTTAGTATTGCTACAGCACAGGCTATGAAAGAAAAACAGATAGAAGAAAATGTAGACAAAGCCAAAATGAAATGTAACGCGCCTCGTGCTGACAGTCATAATGGTAAATCACACGTAGTCAAAGCTTGTTTTGATGGTAAAGAAAAAGTTATTCGTTTTGGTCAAGCTGGTGTACAAGGTTCACCAGATGGAACAGATCGTAATAAAAGATTTAAAACTCGCCATGCAAAGAACATTGCTAAAGGTCCAAAGTCCGCAGCATATTGGGCCAACAAAGTAAAGTGGTAATTTTCATAAATACAATTAAACCTAAAAGGAATTAAAAAAAATGCTTAACAATAAAGATCCATTAATCGCAGCAGTTCAAAAAGTTATGCAAGATAGCTACGCTGAACGTAATGCTGTAAAAGTTGTAAACGAAAAGTTTGGTGTGGTAGACCGTAGAGTTCTTCCACATGAGCGTCAAGGTGAATGGGATGCTGCTTATAAGGCTGTATTAACAGAAGGTGTAAAAGCACTTGATGAAAAACTTTCTCCTGCTCAAAAGCATCACATGGATGTTGACGATGACAACGATATTGATTCTAAAGATTTGGAAATGAAGCGCATGGGAATGAAAGAAGCTAATATTGACACAGTTGGTAAAGGCGAAAATGAAGGCGGTTCTGCTGTAACAACAGTTAAGCCAAAAGCAACTTCCGTCAACAGTCAAGATCAAAGAAAATTAAAGGATCTAATTGTCAAGAAAGCTATGACCATTAAAGAAGCCAAAAAGGCAGCTACATTGGAATCAATTCAGGAAGAAATTTCAAACAATCTGGCCGAACAAGCTGCCAGCATCTACGAAAGTGAAGGACAGGAAGGTCTGGATATTTTCCTAGAGTCGCTATCAGAAGAGCAGATGGAACTTCTTCAAATAAATGAACGCGCACCCGGTGGGTTTGTTCAAGCAATGCAAAAGACAGCACAAGCTAAAGAAACTACTGCCAAGCTGAATGCTCCTGGAGCAAAAGGTCCAAATGCGGCTGCTGGATATTCTCCTGCTCGACCACAAGTTGCTGCTAAAGCCACAGGAACAAGCAAAGCTATTCAGAATTTGAATACACATTCAGCTTCAAATCCGCAGCCTGCTAAGAAGGCTACAGTTAAACCAAAGCCAAAGCCAGCTGCACCAGCTCCAAAAGCTGCCGCACCTAAAGCTGCTTCTGCTCCAGCTCCAAAAGTTACAGCAAAGCCAAAAAGACCACTATCTAGAACTGAAAGAGATGACGGCGGCAGAAGATAAGATAATGGCAAAAAGTCTTATAGAAACATATAAAACTTTAAAAGAGGCTGGCGGCGCGTCTGGAGGATTTGTTCAGGCAATGCAAAAGAAAGCCGCAGGATCAGGTGCAGCTCAGGCTGCACCTGTTAAACCAGCAGCCTCTGCGCCAACTCAAACTTCTGGTCCAAATAGACCACCTCCTGGCGGTTTTATATCTCCTCAAGCTGCGATGAAAGCTGGTCAAAATTTTAATGTAGGATCAACGGGCGGTGTAGTATCTAGACCTGCTGCACCAGGTAAAACTCCAACGCTTGATAGAACTATACCAAAGAGTCCTGTCTATCCTAATAAAGGTATGGCAGGATCTCCTATTGATCAAACCCAAGGTGCTCGTCCAGAAGTAGGTCGCGATTATCGTCTCAATAAAATGAGACAGAATCCACCTGCTTTAGATACTAAAAGAGATTCTGCTTTAGATCAACCTACAACTCAATCTCCAATGGCAAGAGCGACGAATCCAAACATTGGTGGTGCTGCCGGCGGTAATTACAAAGCCGCTCAGACACCTTCTGTTACAGCTACTGGAAATCCAAACGCTGCTGGCGGTACTGTACCTGTTAAACCAGGAACACCACCAAAGCCTACGCCTAAACCTGCAACAACAGCTTCACAAACACAGACAAAAAAACCAGGTGTTGTTCAAAAGCCAAATGTTATTGTTAAACCTGCTGGAAAATCTCAGAGTGCTGGAACACAGAATAACATGACTCCCGCACAAAGAGCGCAACAGAATAGACAGGTTGAAAGAGGCAATTCAAACAAAAAGCTTATCGGTCTTGGAGTTAAAACAGGAAAAGTTACAAGAAATGCCGCAAATTCTAAGCGACCAATTGGATCATCTCAACTAAAAGAAGGTGTAATGAATAACAAACAACTTGCCGAAATAGTAAAGCAGATCAGAGAGAAAAAACTTTTGGAAATAATTGGTAAACCAGGACCTTTTGATCCTGTTCATCCTGAAGGCAAACAGGATTCTGGTAGTCCTAATCAATATGCTCATCGTAAAAAATCTGTAGCGGAAGCTCACGGACCTTTAGTCAAAGGTGGTCAACAAGGTAAAGGATATCTTGGTGGCAAAGCACTAGTAAAGAGAAGTGAAGGTCAGAAAATGCGAGGCAATCAAAATGTTTATGGACGTAACACTATCACTATGGGTGAACAAGATGAAGAAGATTTAGGACCAACTGAAACAGGTCAAACAGGCAAGAAAACCGAAAAAGTTACAGTAAATCCAAAAGATACTACTTTTTCCGCTAGAAATTCAACAAATATCAAAGAAATCAAGGAGAAGTAAAATGCCACTATGGGGTAAATCAGATAATGCTACAGGTAATAATAAGCCAAAGTATGCTAACGTAGCAAGTACAATGGGCGTATCTGTAACAGAAAAATCAAACACACAGGCTATTGCTGCTGGTAATATTCCGCCACACTCTGGTTGGGTAAAGCAGACACTAGGTACTGGTGGTGTAGCAACAATTACCATCTCAGGTGGTGGTACAGGCATCAACGCAGCAGGATTCTTAACAATCTCTGGTGGTGGTGGAGCAAATGCTAACGCATCATACACAACAGCAAATTCGCAGAATACACTACAGTCATACTCAACAAATCCTGCTTGGAATGTAGTAGCTTCTGTTGTTCTTAACAACCCAGGCACAGGATATACATCTACACCAACAGTAACATATGTTGGCGCAAATATATCTCGTCCAACATTTACCGCTACAATGAGCGGTCGTACTGGTCGTAAGTTCTATGAGACTCTTGTTGCTACTGGAACAATTACTGACGACGATACTGCTGACAATACATACTTCCCTGGAACTTAATAGATGAAGAAATTTAAAGAATTTCTCAGTGAAGAGATGATGCCCTTTGCTCAAACCGAGAAGGGCTTTGTAGGCGTAGATAATGGACCTGTTAGAGATAACATTAACATTCATCTAGCGTCCGTAACTGCTAGACCACATGCGACTCCATACCACGCTTTGGAAATGGTTCGCAAGGTTTTAGCACCATTCAGTATATTTCCACCTCAGACAAATTTCTTAGATGGGGATTCGGGTCATGAAGTTTTTCCAATCAGTCAGTTTGGAAACAAGATGGGTATGACAAATGATGGAACAGTAGTTGTAAAGAACTATGATCCATATTACGTATACTTTGAGTATCAAATGAATGATAGAGGTTCATTTGATATCTTCTGTGAGATCGTGGAAGAGAGTGAACTCCAAGAAATTTTAGATGATATGGAATCTGAAATGGAAGATGGAGAAACATCAGACGGCGATGAGGCCGATGCCGAAGATTCATTTGATTCATACAAGGCTGGCAATGATCTAAAAGAAGACAAAGATCCTTGCTGGGATAACTATGAGATGATTGGTATGAAGAAGAAGGGCGGCCGTAAAGTTCCTAATTGTGTGCCAAAAAATGAAAGTATTGATGTGGCTAAACTAGTTAAAAAGGCAATGGCAAAAAAGAATAAATGATTGAAAACTTAAATGATGATAACTTTATCATTTATGCAATGAAAGCCTACGATAGACCAAATTGTATAATGAGTGAATTTGAGGAAGACTTAAGTAGAATTAAGTATGTAAAGAGACTTATCAAAAGATACAAGACTACGGGTGAGCTAAAGGAAAGATTGATACTCAACCACATTATCGTTCTATCAAATGTGTTTGGAATTGAACCCTCTGCTAGAATGTTGTTCTTTAAGATTGATAAGGAAGACTACGATATACTGAAAACTTTTCTACTGTTTTTGAACTTTATGCCACGACATATCAATGGTATTAGTGGTAATCATTATAATTCAGCAGATATTGGAGTAGATGTATTCGTCGGTAGCAGACTTAATAAACTATAGAGTTATTCATATGATGGCTGACATAGCCTTTATACCACGTTGTCAATAGAAAGTCAAGAGAAAAATGAAGTTGAATGAAATGGATGTAAGCGCAATCGCAGGAACAGGTGATAGTAGATTGTCTCCAGATCAAAGAGAGCCCGGTCTAACTAAACCAACGCGACCGCCCGCTCGTCGTGGAAAGATGTTTGGGCGAGAAACATTTATCGTTTCTTCTTCCACTTTCAATTCAATAAAACACCAAAAGAAAAAGGGTATGCATTGGAAAAGATATCTTGAAGAAGATGATGCTTATTATGACCTAAGAGAGTATGCCCGAAAGAAAAGAAAAGGTCCAATAATTGTAGAGGACGAAAGAACAGGCGCCTGTATGTATGTGCGCTATGGAGATATATGAAATGACAAAATGGCCATTACAACGCGAATGTGATTCCTTCTATGGTAATCCACGCGGCAAGAATGTAACACAACCATCAGCGAAGTGGGAATCGGAATATCTGGTATTTTTTAAACCACCATTCCGTATTACATATGCTGGCAAACATGTAGCACAATTCAAAGTGAACAAGAATTGTCTGGTTGGATTCCAAGAAGCATTCAACAACTTGCTCAAGGCCGCAGGCGGTAAGCAAAAGACTTTAGACCACTGGGGCGTATCTACCTTTGCTGGTTGTTATAACTATCGCTTGATGCGTGGCGGTAACAGTCTATCGATGCACTCATGGGGTTGTGCTATCGACCTCGATCCGGCTAACAATTCACTCTCAGATAATACTCCACGTTTTGCTCAGTTTCCAGAAGTTCTGGATGCTTGGGCTAAAACAGGTGCAGTTTGGGGTGGTGATTGGAACGGCAACAAGAATACACTAGACGAGCGCCGCTGTGACGGTATGCACTGGCAGTTTGCTAGATTGAGATGACAGAATCTCCTTGGCTGAAGACATATTGGAGACCGGCAATTGCATGGCAGTATTTAATTGTATGCGTTTGCGACTTCATTATATTTCCTTCAGTCTATATGTATATTGTTAGAGAGCCGTGGGATCCTATTACACTAAAAGAAGGTGGATTCTATCATCTGGCCATGGCAGCAATTATAGGTGTTGCCGCATGGACAAGAGGTCAAGAAAAGATTGTACAGTTGATGGATGGCAGTGAAGAAGTGCAGAAGACAACTACAACCATGACGCCTACACAGACTAAACGAGGTAAATAATGTTAGCAATTTTATCCTTACTATCACCGTTTTTTGGTATTTTGGGAAGTCTTTTACCTTCCGTTGTGAAAATATTTGAGCGTAAGCAGGAGATTAAATATGAACTTGATATGGCAAAGATCACGGCCGAAGCAGGCAAGTACACTGCCGAAGTACAGTATGACATTGAGGCTATCAAGGCTAATTCTGTCGAGAGACAATCTCTTTATGATCATGATAAGTCTCTTGATGGTGGAAAGTTTATTAACGCACTACGCGCTTCTATTCGCCCCATCATCACTTATTCATTCTTTCTTCTTTTCGTTACAGTAAAAGTCGCAGCCGCGTATGTGATGATTGTAAATGGTCAAGATATCCCAACTATGCTTGACGCTGTATGGGACGTTGATACAATGTCTCTATTCTCAACCATAATCGCATTTTGGTTTGGTAGTCGTGTTATGGAAAGACAAAGCAGAATCAACGCTGTTGTTTCTTCAGCCCAACCACAAATCATAGTCAAAACCAAAGTAGCATCACAATCACAACCAACTCCATTAAAGCCAAAAAGACCGGCAGGAATGGGAAGAGATAAATAAAAATAATATAGGAGTGCTTTGAAGTGTCTGAACAAGAAATTAAAGTTGATATTGAATTACTGAAAAAAGATGTGGTTACAATGTCTGCTTTGTTAGAAAAGTTCGACACTACGATTGACAAGATGCAAGAGATTGCATCCAGCCTTTCTAGAATGGTATCTTTGCAAGAGCAGAGACTTGAGAACCAAGAAAAAACAACCGCGGAAATGCAGAGTGTTCTAGAGATGAGAAGAATAGAAACAAACAACAACATCAAAGATATTTACAATCGTATTAATACCGTAAACAAAGATTTAACGGACAAGATTGAAAACACAGAAAAGACAATCTTGGCCGAATTACAAAAGTTAAGACAAGAGATTCAAAAAGAAGATACCGGAATCTCTCGTCGCCTTGGACAAATTGAGATATGGAAATATGGCGCAGCGGCCATCATTACATTCTTGATGTTCCTAATAGCAAACAACGCAATCAATATCAGCAAACTATTCGAATAAGGTAAATCAAAATGGACATTAAAGAAAGTTTTCAAATAAAACTAAACGAACTTCGTGAACCAAAAAAACCATCAAAAGAACGTGAAAAAGATGTGATTGATACCGCAAAGAAACATTCTTATAAAGATTATGATAAGGCACACGAAAAAAATGTTGAGGCTAGAAAAAAACACATTCGTAATAAAAAGCCAGAATCGAGAGATGAGGTAGACCACACGGAAGATGATCGTGTTAAAAAAGGTAAGCGTGCCAGAATACTTCAAAGAAAAAGTGAAAAGCTTAAAGAAAAGTAATCGTTTGACTTTTTAAATCCACCTGATATAATGCCATCTATGTAACATTAGGTGGCATTATGTCTTTGTATATTGATCGGAAATACATATCTCTCGTTTCCACTAAACTGGAACGCTTTAAACAGAAGTCGGAATTTCTCTGGAACTTCCGTTGCCCTATCTGTGGAGATTCCCATAAGAATAAGTTGAAGACGCGCGGCTATTTCTACCGTCGTAAGTCTGATCTATATTTCCAGTGTCATAACTGTGGTACATCGCTCTCTATTGGAAATTTTCTTAAGACGATTGACCGCTCACTCTATCGTGAGTATCAACTTGAACGCTACAAGAATGAGAACAAAGGTAATGTAGCAACACCAGATTTTTCCATAGCAAAGACAAAGCCTGTATTCAATATCGTACAGAAGATAAATCTTCCTACTATCGAATCTCTACCAGAAGATCATGCAGCGAAGAAGTATCTTGTGAATCGTAAAATACCGCGCGATAGAATGAATGATATATACTACGCATCCAACTTCAAAGCGTTTGTTCTGGAGATGTTGCCTGATTATGAAAAGACTTTGTTTGAAGAACAGCGTATCATATTCCCGTTCTATGATCAAGACAAAAAGATTCTTGGTTTCCAGGGTCGTGCTATTGGTAAGTCCAAAGTTAAGTATATCACAATCAAGATGGATGAAGACTTCAAAAAAATCTACGGGCTTGATCGCGTAGATTTAACGAAGCGCGTTTATGTTGTTGAAGGTCCAATTGATAGTCTATTCTTACAGAATTCACTTGCAACTATGGACGCTTCGTTGTATAATATTACTCTTTTGCTCGGTAATTATGACTATGTGTTCATTCATGACAATGAGCCAAGGAATCATGACATTGTTAAGCAGATGAATAAGACAATTCGTCACGGTGATTATATTTTTATTTGGCCTCAAAATATAGTAGCAAAAGATATAAACGACTGGATCCTGACGGGAACGACACCAAGTGAGATCCAGAGTATTATAGATAGACATACATTTAATGATTTGAGAGCAAAGCTGGAGTTTGAACAATGGAAAAAGGTGTAGTTAGAAAGTTTCGTAAGAAGCCTGTAACAATCGAAGCGATGCAATTGACAGATGCAAAGTCCGTGCTAGATATCGAAGATTGGATAAACAGTGGTGATGTTGGCTTTAGCACCAACCCTCCTACTCTGTGGATAGATACATTAGAAGGCCGCATGGAAGCATCTGTTGGCGATTGGATTATCAAGGGTATTGAAGGTGAGTTCTATCCTTGCAAGAATAATATTTTTATCAAGACATATCAGGAAGTATAAATTATGAATAGTGTGACTTTGATCGGCGTAACACAGCCGACAATCTTTATGTGTAATATTAATGATCTGCCTGAGAAGGCTAAGGACCTTCCTAACATGACCGCAGAACAGTTGATTGCTTACTGCGCCCGCGTATCTAATCCTGCTAATCAGGACAACCCAGATAGCGAACGTCTTCTCAAGTATCTTGTGAAGAACAAGCACTGGTCACCATTTGAAATGGTACATATTGTTATGGAGATACAGACTACCCGTGATATCGGCCGTCAGATCCTTCGTCATCGTTCTTTCTCGTTTCAGGAATTTTCACAGCGATATGCGGAAGTTCAAGAGATGAGTGAACCGCGCGAAGCACGATTGCAGGATACAAAGAATAGACAGAATAGTATTGAAACTGATAATAACGATCTTCAAAATAGTTGGAATCTTGTACAGAATGAAATGCTATTGGCTGCCAAGACATACTATGATTGGGCAATAAAAAATGGCATCGCAAAAGAATTGGCTCGCGCTGTTTTGCCTGAAGGTCTCACTATGTCACGGATGTATATGTCAGGATCACTCCGTTCATGGATCCACTACTGTGAACTTCGTATGGCCAACGGAACGCAGAAGGAACATAGAGAATTAGCTACCCAGTGTTGGAATATCATTACTGAACAATTCCCCTCACTTAAGAACGTATTAGAAAACAATCAATAAAATTTAGGAGACTACACGCATGTCAGGCAGTAATATGCTACCAACACTATATCAGGAATTCATTTATAAGAGCCGCTATGCTAAGTGGTTGTGGGATGAAAATCGTAGAGAAAACTGGGATGAAACAGTTGCTCGTTATTTCAACTTCTTTGATGAACATATCAAGGAAAATACTGGCTATACTGTTACCAAGGAAGAACGTAAGCAGCTTGAAGATGCTGTATTGAATCTTGAAATCATGCCATCCATGCGCTGTCTAATGACTGCTGGTGAAGCACTCAAGCGTGAGAATGTTGCTGGTTACAATTGCTCTTATGTTGCTGTAGATAATCCTCGTTCATTCGATGAAATCCTTTACATTCTTATGAATGGTACTGGTGTTGGTTTCTCTGTTGAGTCCAAGTTTGTTGACCAACTGCCTATCGTATCGGATTCATTTCACGACACTGAAACAAACATCGTAGTTGCTGACTCAAAGCTTGGTTGGGCAAAGTCTCTCAAGGAACTTATTCATCTTCTTTATGCTGGTCAGGTTCCTCGTTGGGATCTTTCTAAGGTTCGTCCTGCTGGCGCACCGCTCAAGACATTTGGCGGCCGTGCTTCTGGGCCAGGCCCGCTTGAAGACCTATTTAACTTTACTGTCGCAACATTCAAGAAGGCTGCTGGTCGTCGTTTGACCACATTGGAGGCACATGATATCGTTTGTAAGATCGCTGAAATCGTGGTTGTTGGTGGTGTTCGTAGAAGTGCTCTCATTAGCCTTTCTGATTTGTCTGACGACCGTATGCGCGTTGCCAAGTCTGGTGACTGGTGGAAAGAGAATGTTCAACGCGCTCTCGCTAACAATTCATTTGTGGCTAAAGAGAAGCCTGATGTGGGCATCTTCATGCGCGAGTGGCTTTCCCTCTATGAGTCGCGCTCTGGCGAACGCGGCATTTTCTCTAGAGCAGCGTCGAAGAAGCAGGCTGAGAAGTTTGGAAGACGAGATCCGGATCACGATTTCGGCACCAACCCATGTAGTGAAATCATTCTACGTTCCAGAGAATTCTGTAACCTCACAGAGGTTGTCGTTAGAGGAGATGACACCCCAGAAAGTCTCAAGCGTAAGGTCAAACTCGCAACTATACTTGGTACATTCCAATCCTCACTTACCAACTTCAAATACCTGAGCAAGAAGTGGTCTGAGAATTGTGAAGAAGAGCGTTTGCTTGGTGTGTCTCTGACAGGTATCATGGACAACGAACACACGAATGGCACCACTTTAGGTGTTGATCTTGGAATTATGTTGGAGGAACTACGCAATGAAGCGGTCAAGACTAATAAACTTTGGGCGGCAAAACTTGGTATTCCTGTATCTGCTGCTATTACTTGCGTCAAACCTTCTGGCACCGTATCTCAGTTGGTCGATTCGGCTAGTGGTATTCATGCTCGTCACAGTCCCTATTATATTCGTACTGTTCGCGCAGACAAGAAAGACCCACTCGCATTGATGATGAAGGACATGGGCTTCCCTGTTGAGGATGATGTGACGAAGCCTCAGCATACATATGTCTTCTCATTCCCGCAGAAGTCTCCTGATCATGCTGTGTTCCGTAAGGATCTAACTGCTATTCAACAACTTGAAATGTGGTTGACTTATCAGCGTCATTGGTGTGAACATAAGCCATCTGTTACTGTGTCTGTTAAGGAAGAAGAATGGCCAGAAGTTGGTGCTTGGGTTTATAATCACTTTGACGAAATGTCTGGCGTATCATTCTTGCCATTCTCAGATACAACATATAAGCAAATGCCATATCAAGATTGTACTAAAGAAGAGTACGAAGCATTATTGATTAAAATGCCTAAGAATGTTGATTGGACTAAACTTGCTCAATATGAGAAGCAAGATACAACAACGGGAAGTCAAGAATTGGCTTGTTCAGCCGCTGGAGGATGCGAAATTTAAGATTTCTTAAAGACGCCAGAAGACCAGCCATTTTCAATATAATATTCAATCTGGTCTTCTGGTATTCTTTTATTTGTGCCTTCTTTATTGATCCAAAAAAGATTCTTAGTAAGATTTTTTTTACCTCTATTAGGCGAAGAGATTTTACCAAGTTTCCATCCCTTAGAAAGATAATTATCAACTTCATCTAAAGCAATTCTAGTATCTTTAATGCCATTAGTCATCCATTTACTATTTTGTATCCATTTTGGCATTTTCTTTATTGCTTCTTTACCTCCCTGTTGTTTAAGATGAATCTTAGAAGGATCGTGTATACCCACTTTTTTATCTCTGGTGGCAATACCACCAGCAACAGCAAGATCAGGATTATTACTAATAGTCTCATTGGCCCTTATTCGTCCAAGTTTCATCCTCATCTTACTGATTTCAGACATGGTTACTTGACCAGATAAAGCAAGCCATGCTATACGATCTTCTTCTTTTCCGTGTTGTTCGTATAATGATTTGTGTGCTTCGGCATGTTCTTCAATAGTAAGTTTGATTAGATTAGAGGAATCGTTTGTGCCGCCCATATGTCGGGGGATGATGTGGTGAGAATGATATATAGTCATATTGCTGATGCTCCTTTTAAGCGTTAGAGTAGATGGGTGGTTCCAACACCGCGATCTACATCTATTTAGTAAACAAGGATATTGAAATGACAAAAGAAGTAGAAAAGATAAAATGTAACTTCTGTGAGTCAGAATACAAAGTGCTTTACGATTATGAGGCTACGCAGGGGCAACCAAGATTCTGTTCTTTCTGCGGTGAAGAGTGTTTTGATGACGATGAGGTGGACATTGAAGAGAATGATGACTAAATTATTCAGGTTGATATTCCAGCCATATATGGAAGATGACTACGGTTCATACTATCATAGTGGAGTAGGATATACTGGTGTGACTTATAGTACTGACCAGTATGCGAGAAAGAAGCATAAGGGTATTGGATATACAGGAGTTTACGATGAATAATGATTGGACAGAAGGTTTTAAAGAAGGTTTTAAAATTGGTTTAGAAGAGGGTAAGAGAAATCAAAATCTTAATCCTGTTCCATACACTCAACCTTATAAACCTTTAAGTTTGATGAAAGACAAGTGTCCAAAGTGTGGTATTACAATTAGTGGTGTTATGAATTATACTTGTAGCAGCATTAATTGCCCAACATTCTATCAAGTAACATCTAGTGTTGGTAAACCTTTGACTGGTGCCGTAGGTTCTACTGCCCTTGACACAGATGTTCCTGGTACTAACGGTCCAAGTGGACCTATCGACTATTCCATGAGATAACATACATACTCTCGAAAGGGAGTTTTGTATGTGGATTTATAACAACAAGGAGATTGGTGATGACGAGATTGAAGGTCATGCTTCATTCGTGTATATCATCACCAATCTCGAAACAGGAAAGAAATATATTGGGAAAAAAATCTTTAAGTCGATCCAAAGAAAAAAAGTCAAAGGCAAAACGCGAAGAAAAAAAGTTGAAAAAGACAGCGGATGGAAATCGTATTTTGGATCTAACATCGTCCTGCTTGGAGATGTTGAGAAACTGGGACAAGATAGATTCCGAAGAGAAATCCTAAAACTCTGTAAGACACGCGGAACGGCCTCTTACTGGGAAGCCAAGTACCAGATGGAACATGAGGTATTGGAAAAGCCAGATGAATACTATAATGAATGGATTATGGTAAAAGTTCACCGCTCTCACATTAAGTCATAATGTCGCATTGATTTCGCAGTTGCGAAACACTATATATTAGTAGACAATCACACAAGACTTGAAAGGAGTCCCTACCATGATCGCATGGGGAAGAGCAGTAATCGGTGCTATGAACGGCTTTAAGAATACAGAAGAAACTGGCCTGACCAGAATGTTCCGAACAGAATACGCAAAAGAGTATCAAATGATGAGAAAGAATGGTTATGAAGTTAATGACAGCTTTGTGAGAATATTCTTAGACATGAGAAAGAAGTCTTAAACTACTATTAGTTGTATCCACTACCAAAACCAGCTATGCGTCCAGCGTATGGCTGGTATTCGTTTTTAGACGTTGAAATTCCGGGTTGCCAACCCCATCTATAGTATATGATGATAACCCACTCCCTCTATCGCAAGTTGTATCGCTTCTTTATTGGACCCATGCGTCCGATGCATAGCAGATATGCGTAAACTGCCCTTGAAAAACCGACTTGCCGATCTTATCTATAGTATATGACAATGAATGAGGATACCATGAGCTTCGTAGTTTTCGAGACCGCCACCACCCGCTACGCTGGGAAAAAGGCCAAGTACAATGACCCGATTTTCCCGACCATGGCTGCTGCCAAGTCTCACATGACGCGATTGATCAAGTCTGGGAAGTATACGGCCGAACAGATTGCCGTTGCCGACCGCAGCTACTTCCATGATGAGATTGAAGCGATTGTGGAGCGTACCAACCTCATGAGCGGGAAGCCGTTCTTTGAGCGTATCAATGTCCCTTACTACTGCTCGCCGTCGAGCGAAACTTACTGGAGCATGTAAGAATGACCAACTCTGAAATCCGTGATTTGTTTGATTCGAATCCCAACTTGACTGTCGCGCACATTGCGCGCCGCACAGGCAAGTCTACCGCACAGATTGTCAAGATCCTTATGGAGAAGAACTAATATGGAACGCCGCGAATATAACGGTTGGACTAACTACGAAACTTGGCTCGTCAACATGTGGTTCGGCGATATCTTTACCGATATGCAGGACGAGCGTGAAGACACCTCGGCCCAGTCTTTGGAAGACTTTGTGACTTCCATGCTTGAAGATCAGGGGCAGCTTCCCGAGACCGGTTTTGCGGCCGACATTATGAATGCCGCAATGCGCCAGGTTGATTGGGAAGACCTTGCTTCTCACTATGAACTGGAAGAGGAATCGGAAGATGCTTAAGACCGAATATAGCCAGCGACACGGTGGCCCGTATGATCGTGGTGGTGCGGACTCTTACTACCGCCGCAACTTTGATCCGCACTATTTCGTTGGTGCGACATACTCAACTCCTCGCCGTGATTGTGAGCCAGACTCTTATGAGTGGGAAGCCTATGCAGCAGGATATAGTGACAATGAAGCGTCCGGCAACTTCAAATATTAGGAATCATGTGGCGAAGGCCTTGTGGACACCAAAGTTCCGTCCGCAAGTGACGAAGAACCCCAAAGCCTATACTCGGAAAGTAAAGCACAAGGTGAAGTATGCGTAAGCCCTATATTACCTATAATGAAATTCCTCAGTTGATGCGCGAATATCTCTTGACCGTGGCCGAGAAGCGCGATATCATGGAGATACCGATTGAAGATATCAATTCCTATCTGGAAGGTCTTCATACATATTACAGCACACAAAAGGAAGAGTATTCGGAAGGTTGGATTGAGTGATGGTTTCATATTTTTGGGAGTTACAGCCAAACGCTGTTGACATGGAATGGGTTACCATATATACTCCCTACTATAGACACTTTTTGTTCTATGGAAGTAACGAAGGTGTTATGTTCGTTCCCGGCACTTATCAGGAGATGATGGAAGATTATGGTTAAGTTGAAAGAAAAGATTGTTCTCAAGACCCGCAATAGTTCTTTTGTGGTATCTACTCTTGAAAATCGTATTGAGCCTGCTGTTGGTAAGGTTCTTTCGGCTGATGACGTTTCAAATCTTTTGCTTGAAGCAAAGGTTCATGGTGCCCTCACTGTAAAGGTTTACTAATGGCACTACTATATACTAAGACTTCTTCAGGCCGCAAGAAGCCGTCTAAGAAGACCTTGCGTCTCCGTGAAGAGCGTAAGGCATACTTCAAGGTCGTTCTAAACGGATCAGCCAAAGAGCGGCCGATCAACTTGCCTGAGCCATTGCCGCGCAAAGAGTTACCGCCTCTCTCAAATAGCGTCGGCAATGGCTTCAAGCGTTCGGTTGAGGACTACAAGTGGAAGCGCGACCGTGAGGAATCTGCTGCTACTGTTAAGGCTATTGAAGAGAAGAAGAAGCGTCTGGCGCCTATCGCAAACAAGACTGGCTATCAGTATATTACTGATGGTGCTGATGTTGAAACTCTTGGAAGGAAAACGTGATGGAAGTTTATGATGGACGGTTTGGATCTTGGGCTGACGTTCAACGTGAGTTTGATATAGACTTGCCTGAGCCTGATGATGTAATATATGCCGAGTACGATACTCCGTATTACGAAGGTTACGCCAATGTGATCTATCGCAACGGTGATCGCTATTACTGGGCGTATGGTTCCCACTGCTCTTGCTACGGGCTTGAGAATCAGTGGAATCCTGAAGAGTATGATGCGCGTCAACTCGTTGAGGTACTTCGTCGTGGTAACCACTGGCGCTTAAATGAAAGCGGCCGTGAAGTACAAAACTATATAATGGATGCCGTGCTGGCTTATCCTGGCAACGGTCAGTTTGGAGGACATGCGTGATGAAAAAGTATACTGTTAGTTATAACATCGGTAATCACTGGTATCAATCTGAGGTCTTTACAACCAGTTCAAGTTCTGCTATTCTATGGGCAGAGACAATTGGCGGATCTAATCCGATGGTCGTGAAGGAAGAGGAAGTATAGTGAAATTCGGTATCTTTTCAGACCTACATCTAGAGTTTGCGCCGTGGGAACTTACGGTCGATCCTGATGTATTTTATCTTAATGCTGGCGACACGCATCCTGATGTTCAACTTCGGGATGCTTTTCATTTTCAGTTTAAGAGTAAAGTCTTTTTTATCAAGGGCAATCACGACTACTACGGCAACTCGTTTCGGGATGCTGATTTAGATTTTCCAGAATCATTTGATATTGAAGGCATCAAGATCGCTGGTGCTACTCTTTGGACTGATATCACTCCTGTTCGCTGGTGGGATTTCAAAGAGTACATGATGGACAATCGTTATATCAAGGGCATGAACTATGATCGGTACATGAGTGCTTACAGGACGCACCACGACTTCCTGTTCAACTCTGGTGCTGATATCTGGGTCATCCATCACTTGCCGTCATATCAGTCGGTACATGAAGATTACCGAAACTCAAATGGTAATGACTTCTTTGCTACGGAACTTTCGCACAAGATTCTAGAAATGAAGAAGCCGCCGAAGTTGATCGTTCATGGTCATACTCATAGACAGTGTGATTATATGATTGGCGATACTCGCGTGATCTGTCACCCGCGCGGATACCCGAATGAGAATGCGTGGTTCGAAGATTATAAGCCGCTGATTGTGGAGGTCGAATGAAAATCGTAGTCTATTCAAAACCCAACTGCCCTTGGTGTGTGAAAGTCAAAGAACTGATGAATAATCTTCATCTATCATATGATGAAAAGGTTCTTGGTGTGGATTATACCCGCGATGAACTGAGAGAACTGGTTGGTGAGCATTTGCCTCTGACCGTTCCTCAAATCTTCATTAACGATAGACGAATTGGCGGATATGAAGACTTTGCTGATTGGTGTGATAATCATGGATTTGGAAATGAATGAACCTGAATATGTAAATCAAGTAAACGAGAAGACATTAGAGGCTACTGAAAAGTTCCTTGATCGCCGAGCTTCGATCTTTATAGAAGAAGCCATTGCTCATTACAATGGACGATACGGTGTAAAAAAGACTAGACAGTATCTCCAATATATGCTAGACTATCTTGAAGAGTTTGAAACAGAGGAAAGAAAAGATGTATAATGTGACTTTACAGAACCATGTTGCTTTGAACCACGAACAGGCCGGTAGTCTTGTTGCTCAGGTTCTAAAAGAAGACTTTGAGTTTATCTCTAAGGAAGTTGCCGAACTTATCCATAAGCGCGATAAGTTGGAACGCCATCAAATGGAAGACCTTTCCAACAATGTCGAAATGCGCGATGCTATGAAGTCGTTGCTTCGTTATTACCTCACTCATAATGATTACACCGAGTTTATGGAACTCCAGAGGGTGTATGGCAATGTTGAATAAGGCCGAACTCAAGGAACATCTTTCCAGACATGTTGCTGAAATCACTTTCAATAAGGTTGATGGTTCAGTCCGAAAGATGAATTGTACGCTAATGACCGACTATCTTCCTCAAGTCATTTCTGAGGAACAGGCCGCTCATGTGCCGCGAGTCCAGACAGACGAGGTTTTGGCCGTCTGGGATCTTGATAAGCAGGGTTGGCGGTCATTCCGTCTCGACTCAATCATAAATGTTAACTATATAGGAGTGAATAGAGTATAATGCCACATCCACATAAGAA